TTCCTCCGACTGCTCCTCAAACCAAAATAAGCAATCAGAGCAAATGGCGTCACCAGGGACGAGCTTATCCCAATCCGTAAATGTGGGGCGTACCCACTCATCGAACGGCTGGCCTTTCACGGCCCTGTTGCCACAGATCCGGCATATCATCGTGCGTGAGCTACAATCCCGACTTTCCCGACTTTGATCCAATCTACTTTATCCACTACCGCCCTCCTCTGCGCACCGGTGACACGATAATCGTTCCCGCCGGTACGTCCATGTGCAGTCCGTTCATCACCCGCACAGGCCCCGCGATCTGAACCTGGAGCGGCTGCGCGAGTAGGCCGAATAGATACCCAATGCCCACTGCGCCCACGAGGGCGCAGGTTGCTGCCAGTGCTAGTAAAATCTCCAACATCTGTCCAACTCTCCTTTTCGTGCGTGCGTGCGTGCGTGCGTGCGTGCGTGCGTCAGGATGCGCTTTTGCGCACTCCCTGCGCACTTCTCTGGGGCAGGGGGTTCCTACCCAGCAATTCCAACGTTCTCAGCGCATCGGGGGACAATGAAACGCCGAGATTTTTATGCTGCTCGTCCTTCCAGTCGGCCATCCTGCGATCTAGCAGCGCATCGCGGATATTCTGCCTGAATTCACGCCGCTTGATGCCGTATCGCCGCGCCTCTCGCTCTGAGAATTCAGCGCCGCCATTGGCCACAGCGCGATAGAACGACCGCGCCTGGGTGCTGACGAGAAAGTCAGGCAACGTTCGCCGGCGGCGACGCTTGCCGTCTTTGGGCTGGTCCCACAGGTTCAGATCGACGGTCTCGGCGGTTTTCTCCATCTCCTCCTCTGGCTCCTCCTCGTATCGCCGCCGGCCGAGCGGATTCCAGATACCGTCATCGGGACTCATATTATCATAGAGCGGCGTAGTGCGCGCCAGCAGCTCAATCGCCAGCCGATATAGATACGATGCCGCCGATGGGCCAATCCAGCATAGGATAATCGTCACCGCGAACCAGGGCCATTCCAGCGCGAACCAGGGCGACCACTCGTAATTCAACCAGCGCCAATATCCGACCGACTTGGCGCGAGCACGTGCCCAAACCAGGCATCCGATAGACCACAGGCCGACATCGACGAGCATTAAGACGAGACTCATCATCAACCAGGTCTGTCGCGGGATCTTGACCTCAGTCTCAGCGCCAACTCGCGTTGCCTCACGCGGTCCAGTTGTGGAGATAAATGGCACAGGCATTTTAGCGCCCCTCCTGCCGCTTGCTGTCCGTCAGCTCCCACACAGCGTCCATAACCCGGATCAGGAATACGCCGAGTGCGGCCCACGGGTAATGACTCTCTGGCCAAATGAGCGTGGCGGCCAGTGCCAATGCCGTGCAGGCCCCATACACGATCACTGAACCTACCAATTGAGCAGGCATCCTAGTGCCTCCCCTGGCCATTCAGACGGCCAGCCTCGCGCAACACTGCCACGTCATTGCCAATCGCTGACCGGCTGACGCCAAACTGCTCCGCCAGTTGTACCTGGGTGGGCGGCTCCTGTGCCAACATAGCAGCCAACACCCGCTCACGCCGCTCGTCGGTTGACAAGCCTGACACATCGGGTGCCAAGTTGTCCGCCGGCCTGTCAACTGGCGCGTCAACTGGCATCGGCTTGGCACTCGTCTTGTCCGGCTTGTCACTCTCGATGCGACCAGATAGCAAGGACTGGATGTACCCGACGACAATGAGCGCCAACGGAATAAAGCCGGCTGCCAACATTGCCATCGGCCTGGCGGCCTCCGGGTCAACCTGGCGCATACGTGGCACGAGTTGACGCCAACTGAACAGCCACGCATAGCCAACAAGCAACACCTGGCCAACCAGTATCCACCGTGCCCGCTTGCGTTTGGCTTTGACATCCTGCTGGAGACGGCCATACCAGTACATGCCCAACTCGCTAGTAATGTCGGCCATCGTGTTGAGCAGCAGGCCCAACCAGCCCCACCCATCCGGCATCAGGCGCGCCAAGTATGCGCCGTCGAGGCCAGAGCTGGCAATCATCAATCCAATGCTGGCAATCCACAGCGAGGCTTGCAATATCCACTGCCAGACTGATTTCATTCCCCCTCCCCACTCACCCGCTTGAGCACCGCCCGCGCTGCGCGAATGTCCCCCGCCGTGACGTTCAGCACAGCCGGTTCGTCCTCCCCGCTCTCTTTGGGCCGGCCCGTAGGCCGTGGAATGGCGGCGAATCGCTCCACGTTCGAGCGCCTGAACACCCAACGCCCAGATAGTTTTTGCCCCTCGAGCCGCCCACTCCCTGCAAGCTGCCGGACGCGGCCCCCAGTCACACTGAGTAGAGCCGCAGCAGCTCTCACATCCATCAGTTCATCTTGTTCGTTCTGTCCATCGGCCATAGTCTGCATAGTCTGCCTCCTATCAGTTTTGTCAGTGTATATATTCTATCACACCCGCTAGGCTGCGTCAAGGGCCAAAGGTAAAATTCAAGGTAAAAGAATTCCTAGAAATTCTAGAATGGGGAAATTGGGTATTGACAAAGTGTGCCGAATATGATATACTTTTATCCAGATGGGCAACGAGAACGAGCAGACAGAAGAGTACACGGCCTGGGCAATCGCGCAGAGCTTCAAGGGCTAATTCTCCTCCGAGTAGCCGAAACCGGGCATACGCCCGGTCCGCCGGGACTGGCCGCCCGGTGCTGACGATGGCAGGCCACATAGCGGCTCAAGCTGGAGCCGACACCAAAACGGAGCGGAGGATACAATGAAACGGACTTTTTCCTACACGACTGAATGGAGCGACTGGAGCGAGAACAGCCCGAGCACGCGGGGACGGCTTCCCAGAGCCGTCAGGCTCCCCGACGGAGAGATGATCGACTTGACCCCAGACGAGAGATTCCAGCGTCCGAGCCGCAGCGGCTATTTCCAGATTCACGCCAATGTGCGCGTGCGGATCGCGCACTGGGGCGACAACGGCACGCAGCGGATGGGCCGCGCCGGGGGCAAGATGGACGTGATTGCGCCCAAGGGCAGCGAGTTTCTTTTCGAGCAGAGGTGCCCTCTCTGCGGCGGGCACATCGGAATGACGACTGATTCCGACGCACCGCCGATGTTCCACCCCGCATGCAAAGCGGAGATGGACGAGAACGAGGCCGCGTGGGCTGAGCAAATGGCCTAGCCTCCCCCATCGCCCAAGCCGGGCGGGCTGTAGAATAGCCCGGCGACAACCGCTTGAGCACAGTGGAGCGCGCTGAGAACCAGCGGCCCGGTTCGAGTCCGAGCAGGCGGGCATAGAGGAACAACCGACGAACTAGTAGACCGAGCCGGGCGGGCTGAATACCCGGCAAGGAGAATCAGATGATAAAGTACTTGAGCGATGCGGATCTGAGCAGGGCCGACTTGAGCAAGGTCAACTTGAGCGAGATTGACCTTAGCAAGGCCGACTTGAGCGGAGCTTGGCTGAACAGAGCTAACCTGCGTGGGGCCAACCTGAGCGAGGCCGACTTGAGCGGGGCCAGCCTGTACGAGGCCAACCTGAGCGGTGCCAGCTTGGCCGAGGTCGACCTGCGCGGTGCCGATCTGGGCGAGGCAGACCTGACCAGGGCCGACCTGACCAGGGCCGACCTGCGCGGGGCTGACCTGCGCGGTGCCGATCTGAGCGAGGCTGACCTGAGCGGGGCTGACCTGCGCCAGGCCGACCTGAGCAGGGCCAACCTGCACGAGGCCAACCTGAGCAGGGCCAACCTGCTCAGGGCCAGCATGGCCGAGGCCGATTTGACCGAGGCCGACCTGCGCAGGGCCGACCTGCGCTGGGCCGACTTGTACGGGGTCGGCCTCTGCCAGGCCGACTTGCGCGGGACTGACCTGCGCGAGGCCGATTTGAGCGGAGCCCGCCTGGACTTTGTAAATTGGCCGCTCCAGAGCGGCTCATTTGACGTGGGCATTGACCTGGATCGGTTTCGCCAGTTGCTCTACCACATCTGCCGCGTCCAGTGCGGCGGCGCAAAAGAAATCCAGGGCCTCCTGGCCGGGGAGGCCAATCTCTGGACAGGGGTGGAGCGCTATCATCTGCGCTCCATCACGAAGGACTAGCCCCCACCGCCCAGCCGGGCGGGCTGTAGAATAGCCCGGCGCTTATTCGAAGATAGTAGCCCGGAAGGGCAGAAAGAGACAAAGATGTTGATTATCTCAAGACACGCCGGAGCCATCGAATGGCTCAAGCAGCGCGGCATCGAGGGCCGCGTGATTGTTCACGCGACCGTAGACGATATTCGCGGGGAGGACGTTATCGGCCACCTACCATTGGCGCTGGCCTCCTGTGCCGCCAGCGTAACCACTATCGATCTCCCCTTTCTCCGGCCAGAACAGCGAGGGAAAGATCTCTCCCCGGAAGAGATGGACGAGGCGGGAGCATGCACGCGCACGTTCCGCGTGCGCGAGGTAGATTTGGGTTAGCCTCTTCCGCGCCGCCACGGGACGGCCTACAATATCCCGTCAAGGCCTGACTTTTCAGGCCCCTTGGGTGCTATCCGACCGGGACACCAAATGGAGTAGCGCGAGTAACCCGGTATCTCGCGGGCACCCAAGGGGGCTGAAACTAATAGACACAAGGAGAATGGACTGATGGACGCAAACGTCGCTTACTATGAGACCACATCCAAAACACTCGTGCGCGTGGTGCGCACCGAGGGGCGGATCGCCTATCTGGACGACAGCACCACGGCCCACCTGCGCGACCTGTACCGCCCCCGCTGGCTGGTGCGTGCCGAGCAGGCCCTAGACGGCGCCCAGGGCGAGCGAGCCACCGTCGAGGATGCCCGCTATGGAGGCCGCCCGTGAGCGACCGACAGTACAGCGACGAGTACGCACGCGGCTATGCGGATGCCCTTCTCGGTGCCGGGCCGGACTACGGCCAGGACACCATCGAGCGGATGCGCGACTACTGCGCCGGATACAGCGCAGGCAAGCGGGAGACCGAAAAAGCCGATCGCCAGACAGTCTTACAAGTGAATGGACGACAGGAGGCCCCAGCCACAGCCGAAAGGCGCACACAAAGGCGCGGATATAGTAGTTCTGGGTGGGTGCCCAGGCGGCACTCGACAAAAATGAGGCGCGCCGATCTCGCCGCAACGGGCTGGCAACTCAACGGCGGTGATGATTCAACCGACAGACACAAGGAGGACCAATGAACCTCGTACGACTATCCGAAACCACCATCGTGCGCGTCGAGGACGGCGCGGCGCACGTCCTGGCCAGCGCCGACGAAAAGCGCATCGGGCAGACCATCCCGTTAGCCGACCTGGCCGCCGAGCGTGGCTGGACGCAGGTCGAGCCAGAGCCGCCAGAGGCCCCGTTCGTGCCCTGGCTGTTGAACCTGCTCAGAGAGGCATTCAGGCGCAGATAAAGGTTGATAGAAAGGAACAGACAATGAAACGAATCACGGTTATCCTGCTTGCCCTCTCGCTCGTATTACTCGCTTGCACGCCACGAGTCATTACGCTGGAAGGCGAGACCATCGAACTGCGCACGGCGTTTAATATCAAGCTGCAAGGATCTACTTATCCAGTGTACGAATTTGAGCACGATGGGCTGTACTGCCTGATTAGCTATGGCAGCTTCCTGAGCGGCCTGTGGTGCGAACGGATTGAGGAATGACCTACTACACTGCCAGCGGCGTGGCCGACACCCGCACCATCTACGACGCACACGCCAATGGCGTACAGTACCTCCTCGCCGGGGCTGCCGATCGGATCGCACGCGCAGAACAGATCGCGGCACCTGCTCCAAATACGGCTGCACCGTCTCGGGTGGCGGCGTAGGGTTCGAACCGCCCGAGGGCGAGGTGGTGTGCATTTCGTGTGCGGGAGATCGCAAGAGGGGCTTGACACAGCCGCCCAGATCTGGTACAATGAAGGCGCGTGAGTAAAAGAAACGCAGCCCTGTAGCGGGGGCAAGTCACACACGAGGCAAACGCCCTTTTGTGGGTGTCCTGTCGCCTACCCTTAGTGTGTGAGGGAACCGCTTCAGGCCACAGGATACCCACAAGCGGGCGTTTTTCATTTTCAGAAGGAGAATACATGAACACGACAACAGCAGCAACACACACGATTGATGCACCGCACGGACGTCGTAGAATCGTGTCTATCCTAGTTTACCCCAGCAATAGCAGCGTTCGCGTCTGCCGAAAGGCACCCATTAATAACTACAAGGTGCGCTGGTATTATGACGTCAGCGAGCACATCCTGGCGCGACTAGGGGCCTATCGCCCGCCATCCGTTCGCCAAGGCGGGCAATCATCGACCGTCTAGCCAAGCAGCCACAAAACAGGAGCACCCATATGCGCGTTTACGGCGTAGACCCCGAGAGAGCCCCCGTTACCTATGATTATGATGTCAAATGCCCGCTTTGTAACATCGGGGATATACGCATCGCACTGCGCCTGGGAGAGAGCATAGAATGGATATGCCCGCACTGCGAGGAGCGCGTTGTGATTCAGTGGACATTTGACGAGATGCCCTTAGGAGCACCCGCAATGACCGAGACACGAGCAGAGTACAGCACCAGTAGCCGCCCCTGTGGCGAGCTGGCAGAAATGGCCATCAAACACGCCGAGAAGTACGGCGAGCCACTCGAGGATGTGCTATCCGGCCCCGTCGCCCTGGCCGTCGAGGCCATTGTCCAGGACATCACCGACCGACGCGGAATCAAGCACGCCTGGCGCGCGATTGACGGGTAGTATACTGATTTTTGTGTAAAAAGTGGGAACCAGGTATCCTTGGTAGCGGCAAAACTAACCAAGGAGGACACCATGGCTCCCAGACAGAAGAATACTACAGTTGAAGCGTTGAGTCAAAACGATTTCCAGTCCTTGCTCCAGGAACAGATCCGTATGGCCGTGCGGTTGACGCTGGTCACGATCCTGGAGGAAGAGGTCAGCGGCCTGGTCGGGGCCTTGCCCTACGAGCGCACACCTGAGCGGCGCGATTATCGAAATGGATATTACACACGCGATCTAGATACGACAGTCGGTCTGCTCGAAGACCTGTCGGTGCCGCGTACGCGCAATGGACATCAGACCCAGGTCTTTGAGAAGTACAAGCGCCGCCGGGCCGAGTTGGACAACGCCATCGGTGATATGTTCGTTGGCGGCGTCAGCACCCGCAAGGCCGGCGAGGTGGTCGAATCCTTGACAGGCTCCAAGCCCAGCCCGTCCACCGTGTCTCGGGTGTTCCACACCCTGGAAGGAGAGTATGAGGCCTGGAAGACGCGACCACTCGAAGAGCACTACGAATACGCCTTTGCCGATGGGACCTACTTTACGGTAATCTACGATGGTGAAGGTCACAAGATGCCCATCCTGGCCGTGATCGGCATCAACGTCACCGGCCAACGAGAGGTGTTAGGCTTCACCATTGGCGATCGGGAGAACCAAACGGCCTGGGAGAATCTCTTGGAGGATCTCAAGACCCGCGGGGTCAAAACGGTCGGATTATGGATCACCGATGGCAACCAAGCCATGATCAATGCCCTGGAGCTCAAGTTCCCGGACAGCCCGCGACAGCGGTGTGTCAAGCACAAGATGGATAATGTGCTGGGCTACGTACCCAACAAGCAGCGCGAGCCCGTGCGAGCGGAGCTGCGGGCGATCTTCTACCAGAAGAATCGTGAAGCGGCCGACCAAGAGGTAGCTGCCTTCTGTGAGAAGTTCGAACCGATCTACCCGTCGGCCGTGGCCTGCCTGAAACGCGATTTGGAGGCTTGCCTGACCTTCTACGCCTTTCCCAAGGCGCACTGGAAGACGATCCGCACGACCAACGTCATCGAGCGGCTGTACAATGAGGTCAAGCGACGCACCAAAAAGATGGCGACGGCCTTCCGAAACGAAAACAGTTGCTTGTTAATGTTCTATGCTATCGTACGAAGTATGAAGTTCCGAAGGATATCGATGCCCAAGACCGCTGCCTAGCCTGGACCCCTTTTACACAGAACTTGACACACTACCGATTGACGCCGATGTGCAAGACGAGATCAAGTACGTGTGGGGGATCATCATTGAGAAATGCGTAGAGGAGCACCCACAATGAGCATCCGAGTTATGACCAAAGTATGGGACACGTCACAGCAAAGCGGGAGCGCCCTGCTCTTGCTCCTGGCCCTGGCAGACCACGCCGCCGATGATGGGTTTTGCTGGCCCGGCGTGGAACGGTTGGCGCACAAAATCAGAATGTCCGAGCGCAGTGTCACCCGCCTACTCAAGACATTAGAGGAGGACGGCGACCTGCACGTCATCCGCCAGAACGGACAGCACAATTGGTATGTGGTGCGCGTCGGAATGTCTGACCAAGACGTGATTGAAACCCTCAAACAACGCCGTTTTGATACCCCTGACAACTTGTCACCCCTGACACCCCCGACAGTGCCCACTGACACAGCTACGCCGGAACCACTGACACAGTTATGTCAGCCGAACCATCATAAACCGTCAGTTAACCACCAGAAAGAACCGCCTGCGGCGGATTCTCCCCCTCCTTCCGAGGAGCCTTTTTACCTGGAAGGGGAAACGTCCACAGCACCACGGCAACGTCACACCGTCGAGGAGTGTAAAGCCGCCACGCGCAAAGCCCTGGAGGCCAACGCACGCAACGGGAATGGTCGTGCTGCTGTTGCCGACGCCTCTATCGATCCGTGGTTGTCCACCGCGCAGGAGTTCAGCGCGCTGATCATTACACCGTTTGAGAATGTACCGGACAGCAGGCGCCGAATGTGGGCCAATGACATCCGCGAGATCGTCGAGGACAGCGAGACGGGCAAAGGCCCAGGGGAGGTGTGCAGAGCGATCCGCTCGATCTCTACCTACCCGGCCTATGAATGGCTGCGGTCGGCCAACCGGCCTACGCACCGGGGATTTGCTGACGCGCTGCTGGCGGTGTTGTGGGGGCAGGCGTTGCCAGAAAAGGGTAATGGTAGTCCATCGACGCCGCGCACCGCCCCGAGCGGTTATAGGGTGATGCCCAGTGGATAAGTCATTTGACTACAACCACTTTTTGCACAAGCCTGATGACCAGGCGGGCGAGTTCCTGCGCTGGGCACAGAGCATCAAGGACTCACCAGGCATCCCGTTTGGCGTAGACGAGGTGGATCGCTCTGTCTTGCCGCTCCGCAAGGGCACCGAGACGATCTTATTGGGTAGGCCGGGGATGTGCAAAACCTCGATGCTGCTGGCCCTGGCCCGACAGGAGAGCGACCGGATCGTGGCGAGGGGCGCGTGGGACGAGCAAGCCGTGGTGTACGTGTCCTACGAGCAAACCAGCGAGGAATTGAGCGCCATTCTACAGACAGACATCCCGCTGGGCGACCTCGTGCGGGGACGCGCCGATGCGCTGGCCATCCGCCAAGCATCCTACCCGATGGTCAGTCGGGGATTGTGGATCGTAGGCCACGGATTGAGCCGGGCTGACCCAAGAGCGCCCCGCCTGACGCCTGAGAGCGTTTGGCGCACGATCCGGGTGATCCAGGAGGAATACCACCGCGAGATCACGCTGCTCTGCTTTGACTACCTCCAGATCGTGCCCATCGAACACGCACGCGACCGGGTGCAGGCCGTCACCGAGATTCCGATCCGCGTCAAGGAACTGGCGATGGCCATCGGCTGCCCGGTGGTGCTGGCCGCGCAAGCCGGGCGGCAGGTAGACGAGTACAAGTGGCCGATCCCCGCGATGGCTGATTGCCAGTGGGGATCGAGCATCGAGCAGACCGCCGACCTCGTGCTGGCGCTGTGGAGGCCCTACAACACCTATGGCCCGGGCGCTGAACCGCTCCCCGCCGGCGTGATTGGGGACAAGCCTTATCCCGTCACCGACAAGCTGCTGGTTTTGAGAATGTTAAAGCAAAGATTCCAAGCGGGTCACTATACATGGGCATTGTCGCTCGATCCAGAAACGCTGGAAATGAGAAGCATGTCTGTGGAGAAAGAACCGCTGGAGGCGTGGTGATGGACATCCCCACGATTGAGCACGCGATCCAACTTGCACAAGAGCGCTGGCCGAGTACAGTATGGCGCGTCAAGACGCGAGACGAGGCGTGCAGCCCCTGTCCGTGGTGTGGTGGGGATGATCGGTTCGTTCTCTGGCTGTCGGGATACTACATGTGCCGCGCCGGGGATGGACATTGCGGGCGCGTGGGGTGGCTGGACGAGGAGAGCGCCACGGAATGGACGCCGGAAGAGCGACGGTTGCGCCGCCTAGAGGCCAAGCAAGCGCACGCGCAGCAAGAACGCGCTGACCTGGAGCGCCGCCTGTCTGCTATCGAACGCCTGAACCGCTCGCGCATCCACGAACGGTACTATGCCAACCTGGACGCCGCCGCCTATGAGTGGTGGATCGGGAAGGGCTGCGAGCTCTACACGATCCACGACTACAAGCTGGGCTACTGCCCACGCTGCCCCACCGACCGCGAGCACCGCCCGTCCTACACGATCCCGCTGCCGAACCAAGAGCGGACCGCCCTGCTGAACCTGCGCCACCGCCTGGCCGATGCGCCAAATGGCGACAAATATAGACCTGAACTTGCCGGGCTCGGATCGTGCTTGGCCTTCACTCATCACCTGGTCGACGCCGAGTGCGGTATCATCGTCGAGGGCAGTATCAAGGCGATGATCGCCGCGCAGCACGGATTCCCCGCCGTGGGCATCCTGGGCAAGGGTGGCAAATTCCACAAGGACTGGCTCGACCTGTTCCCGGCCGGCAAGCCGATCTACATTGCCCTCGACCCCGACGCGCAAGAGAGTGCCGAGCGCCTGGGTACCGGGATTGCCAAGACAGGCAAAGAGGTCTATGTGGCGCAATTCCCCGCCAAGCCGGATGATATGCTGGTCGAGGGCTGCACCACGCGGGAGTGGGCGCACTATCTCAAGCTGGCAAGGAGGATACATTGACCGCCAAGACTGGCCCCAAGCTGCCGAGTAAAAAGAACTGGCGCACCTATCGCCGCTGGAAAGGCTGGTCGGAATCGCCAGAAGCGTGGTATGTGGACGACACCAAGCCGAAGCGCAAGCCGCGCAAGAACGGGCACTAACCGCCCGGAAGGAGACACAGACAGATGACGACAAGGCCAAGGCCGTGGAGCGCGCACCGTGTACGCGGTGCCTATCAGATCGAGGATGCAAACGGCGACTATGTGTGCGTCGTGCCGGTTATCGGGCCAGACGATCCCGATGCGAGAGGCGACGCCGAGTTGATCGTCCAGTCCGTGAATGTGCTTGAACGCGTCAAGGCGTTTCTGGATACGATGCGTTTGGAGAGCGGCATTCTGAAAGAGAAGGTCGCGTGATGCACTGGATATACATCGTTTTGCTCTCAGCAGGCGGGGCCGTCATCGGCGGCATCGGGGCCTATTTCCTGCTGGCGATATTCACCGCCTCGCAGTCCGCCGACCTGGATCACGAGCGCTGGATCGCACTCTGCACGCTGGCCCGGTTGTATCACGCCGTCGAGAACTCGGGCGGGGACCGGAGCGCGGTGGATGCGGCAATGCAGCAGGCGAGAGAGGTGTTGGGGCGGTGAACGTCGCACCGGATGCACCCAGGCGACCCGCGCTCCGCTACTATATGGAAATGGCGCTATGAACCTCCCCGCCCTCCTCCAAGGCACCTATGAAACCCCCGACGGCCGGCGGCTCGACTACTGGACGCGCTGCGAACACTGTCCCGACCGGGGCAACTGCCCGCACGAGGACGAACCGGGCTGGATTCGTTTCAGCATCGACGGCAAGCCCAAGGTGCTCATTCAGGGCGTCATCACGCTGGCCCGGATCAACCGCGCCGTACACGACTACCTGGAGTGCGAGTGGGACGAACTAGACGAGGATGTCGCGCTGCCACCCAGGCAGATGGAGATGCAACTATGACCACCCTCCCCGACCCCGCCATAATGGCCCGCGAGTCGCGTCTTGAACTGCTCCTCTGGACGCAGCTTGAGCAGGCCGGCCTACCGCTGCCCGCGCATCAAGTCGAGCTACGCGGCCACCGCTGGGACTTTGCCTACCCCGAGCCGTGGCTAGTCTTGATCGAGGTGCAAGGTGGCACGCGGGGGCTGGGCCGCCACAGTCGCGAGCCGGGCTACAGTCAGGACCGGGCGCGAGCCAACCGCGCGCAGTTGGACGGTTGGATGGTGCTGGAGTTTACAAGCGGGATGCTCGATGACGGGAGCGCGCTGGAGACGGTGAGAGAGGCACTGGAGGTGAGAAGGTGACCGAGATGATCAGCTTTGGCGCGGGGGGTGATAGACAAGGCCCGCCGGGAGAGCGTGAATATCAGCGCGCTCCTGAGGGCAAAACTCAGAGAATGGGTGGATCAAGGTTGATGGACGTCTACTTGCACACCCGCGACTTTGATCGCCGCGGCTGTATTGTCGGCGCAAAGTTCGTCACCTACGCCACGCTCAAGCAGTGGTACGTGTGCCGCGAATGCGGCGGCGTGCCGGTGCATCACATCGAGCGGATCGACGGCGTGACACGGGACTGGGCCGAGTGCGCCGACTGCGGCACGCGGGATTTTATTCCTCAGTGGCTCTATGATCAGCAATGCCGGGAATACTATCTCATTCTCGACAACCTGCCCGACGAGCTAGCCGCGCTCTTTCCAGAGAGCGAACCACTGGACATCGGGGCCGATGAGGCTATCGCGGACCTGTACGAACTGTAAAAGGAGAATGGACAGATGCCAATCAAGGGACTTTCAGACAGAGACAGTGTGGACCCCCGCTTCAAGGAGATCGGGCGCTTGCGCAAAGGGGCCAGCAAGACGGGCAACCGGCCCGGCGCGGACCTCGACTATTTCCGCTTTGTGCCGGACAACGGGCGGCAGGACATCGCGCAGGCGTTCAAGGTGGCCTACGGTGAGCAACCCGAGCGACTGACCGTCTACTTCCCGTTTCCACGGATGGAGCAGGTGTTTAGCTCCTACCGCGAGGCATACGGGCAGAATCGGTTGTGTAAGCTGCGTTGTGATGGAGAGAACTGGATCGACTGGATCGAGGACGACAAGCACTACCACAGCGAGCGCGGCAGGCCGTGCGATTTCAAGTTCAAGGACGTGGCCAACAAATGCCCGGACTGCCCGTGCGGATACTATGGACGCCTCAAGGTGGTCCTGCCCGAACTTTTGTATGCTGGGCACATCGGGATCGTGCTGGTGATGACCACCTCGATCAACGACATCGCCAATCTGAGCGCCAAGCTCGTGCAGTGGGAGCCGCTGATCAAAAAGCCGTTTACGCTCTGGCGGGCACCCGAGCGGATCGGCGTGCCCATCAAGGGCAAGCGGGCCGCCGTCGAGAAAAGCCTACTGCACCTGGAGCTGCAAGAGGACGAAATGGTCCGCCTGCTCTTGGGCACGAAAGAGGACGTGCCCGCGTTGCCTGAGCCGGATCGGGAGCCAGATAATGTAATCATCGTCGGCGACGGGCAAGACGAGCCGCCGCCGGACCTGGACTATGACGGAGAACTGATCGAGGGGGATGAATTTCTGGAGGAGAAGCGAGACGAGGAGGAGGTTTTGCCGCCCTTCTTGATCCCGCCAGAGGAGAACGATTGGACCACATTCTTCAAGCGGGCCGTTGACGAGCTGGGCTACGACAACCCGGCGCACGCATCCAAGGTGAAAGATCGGTTGTGGTCAAACGATCCGCAACCCACCTGGGCCGATCTATGGGCCTATATGGTCGAACACCAGGCAGAGAAGGGCCTGGTCGGCTAGACTAACCGAGGGCGGTTTCGGGGGCACCGTTCGCAGCGGTGCCCCTTCTAAGATTGAGGATACGCGGCATAGACGCAGAAAGGCTCGATAAAGTGGGAACGCAGTTTTTTGTTATAAAAGTTGAGACGTGTGGAGAGGGCAAGATCGAATCTCGCGTCGAGCTAAGAGAGGCCCTGGTGGCAATTGGAGCAATCCATCCCCACCAGTTGCCGGACTGGCAGGAGAGACAAGATGCCTTTGATGTGAAGAATTTCGCGGAAGAAGAGGCCGCTCTCGCTAAGGCAGGGGGAGAATAGAAAGGAGGTGCATCGACATGCTGGAGCTGTCCGACGTGCTCCGCACCGCAGTCTATCCGGGCTTTGCGTAAGCGGCCTTTCAAGGTTGGAGATCGGGTGTATCTCTACACAGGGATGCGGACAAAAGCGTGTCGCAAACTCGGAGAGAGCGATTGTATAGAGGCCATCCCAATTGAGATCAGCCGGCCAAATGGTGTAGAGCCGTGGATGGGCGCTGTGGTGCTATGGCACATATTTCTGTTGTGGCAGTATGAGGTAGAGCGGATCGCCCGAGCAGATGGTTTTGAAAGCGCAGTGGCGTTTTATGATTTCTTTGTGCCCGACGGAAAGCCATTTTATGGCCAGCTCATCAAGTGGGCGGTTCCGATAAGTTGACTTCTCGGAAGAGCGGAAGTCAAGTGGATTGTTGAGTTAGTTGCCACATGAGTTGCTGAAAAATGCCAGGACGCCATCGGCCTGTTGGCCGAGCGGCACCGAGGTGAAATCACCGACGTGCTACGCGACGTGCTGGCACAGGTGGACGGGGAACGTCGTGAACCATAATTCAAGCAGGCGGGGCGACTGGATGGTCGCCCCGCTCTTTGCTGTCTACCCGCCGCGCGTGCCATTCATCAGCGCCGGCTTGGAACGAACAGCCTGAACGCCTCACGAACGATGTCGCCCCAGCAGGCTTTGAATCTCCATACGCATCGCTGAAACCTTGCGCTCTGCGACAAAGTGCACGATCAGCGCCGCCGCAATGCCCTGTAGCGCCGCGACTACAGCAAGCGCAAACTCCCGGTACTCTGGCGCGACCCAAATCCCGATGGCCATAATAGCGATGGATACTACCGCGTCTATGATGACCGTCCACAGCTCTCTACTCATTGTCATACTCCTTTTACTGTCTCCACTCTAGAAATAGCTGCACGATGACCGGCAGCGCGGCCCCGGCGAATGCCCAGATCGCCGGCCTGGTTTTCAACTTCACGATCTCGTTGTTGATCGTGCCCATCGTCGCCGTCAATGCCGTAATGTTCGAGGCGTTCGCCGCTACCGTCCTGGCCAGGTCGGCCAGCCGATCCTCCAGGTTCTCGCGCTTCGCCTCGCAGAGCGCCGACTGCTGCACGATGGCAGCACCGGTGATGGTCTGAATCTCGCTTGTCGTTTTGGCGTCCGTCATCATCACTCCTGACTCGCATAGATAGCGCGGCATTCGGTCACTGCGACCGATGTGGTGGATCGTAGACGGCCTCCATATGCGAGCACCCAGGGCAATCATAGACGTGGACCGTTCCCGCCGAGTTGGAGACGCAGAACTCGGCAGTCATCCGCTCGAAACAGTGCGGACATCGGTTGCCGTGCGGGAGACCATCACGGTGGATCATCCCGGCCACACCACGGGATTGCGCGCCGCCAGTTCCTCACGCACGATCTGGCGTATCCGGTCATAGTCCACAGGTTCGCCCGGCTCAGGACCAGGGCCGCCGCCCTCCTCAGTCAAGTGCGCATCGTCCACATAGATATCGTTGTGCGACAGCGCCCACTTGTTCGCAGCGCGGATAAAGAGCGTGATTTGCCCAGCGCCCGCCAATACCTTGTGGCTGCCCAGGCGCTTGTATTCCGCACCGATCCACTCCCACTCTGTCCAGGCGATGCCCGGCGCGAATGCGTCCGTGCCACCGTTGGGATCGATGCCCAACGAGGCGTACAGCTCCCCATCGCTCACGGCAGGATCGTCCCCGTTGCTGCACCACGCTTGCGCCGCCACGTTGAATTGGTAGACCGCGCCGACAGTGGCCTGAACGCGCTGGTATACCCCGCCGTCCATCACCTTCCAACGAATAAACCAACATTGCGCCGTATCGCCGTCAAGCACGCGCCGGGGGTCCACCGACTTGGGCGCCGGCTTGTACTCTGGCAACTGGCACGGTCCCGAGCTGCCGCCGGACAGGGGTGGCGCGCCGCTGCTGGCGAAATAGTGCCAGTCGTGGGCGACCTTGACGGTGGATAGTCCGGGTGCCTCGACGTAGGGCAATTCAAACGATGGATTGAGCAAGGGCTCCTCCTCTGGCGGTTCAACGTCCTGCGGCCAACTGTAGCCTTGCGCCACGGCATTGTAAAAGTCGGCGTGTACGTTCAGCTTGTCGATGTTGATGCTCATGCTCAATCTCCTTTCAATGCTCCGCCCGCCGCCGCCATTCGTCGCTCTACCTCTGCCAGCCCGCGCCCCAGTCCCGCGACCTGTGCCTCCAGTTCCGTCACCCGCGCCTCCAGGTCATTAGGCGGTTCGGGCGGTTCCGGTTCCGTGGGCCAGCGATACCCGGCTTGCTGCGCCTGCTGGAAGTCCGCGATCACGTTCCCCTTGCCGTCGATGGCGTACTGGTCGTACTTCGGCCAGCGGTAGAGGCACGCGCAGCGAATGGCCTGCTTGCCGCTCTGGTTCCAGCCGTCGATCTCCTGGTACATCACCGGTATCCACCCGTTGCGCTGATCGAGCCACGGGCCGTTCTGGTTCGTCTCGGTCAAGTAGACTGGACGGTCCTTGTACTTGTCGGGCACCGCCGCCAGCCAGTCGCGGTAGGTGCGGAATCCGTTGTGGTATGCCTGGTAAGGCGCGCTCATGCGATCCTCAGACGTGATGCTGGCCGGGTCCGGGCCGCGGCTGTAGGTGTGGATGGCGAACCCGTCCACGTGCGCGCAGTCGGTGGCGAGCTGCTTGAAATAGTCGATCCATGGTCCTGATTCCACGTTCCAGGGGCCGATGGGCGGCACTAGCACCTCGTCGAACTCGTGGCCGGGCAAGGCGTGAATCGCATCCCAGCACTCGTTGTAGCAGAGCGCCACGTAGGCAGGCGACAACTTCCAGCCGTCGGGACGTTCAATGGACAGGTTCGGTTCGTTGCCGATGATCCACCTATGGCAAAACTTGGAGTTCTGCACCAGCGTGCGCACGCGCTGCACGTAGGCGTCCAACTTGTCGGCGCGGGGCAGCGTCCCGGCCTGGTAGCCCCAGCGGTACTGGATGCGGCAGATGATGCCGTAGCCGTCGCGCTCCCACTCGCCGTAGTCTTTGCCTGGATGTGGCTCTGCGTTGTCCCCCACCTCGACTAGGAAGAGAATCCACCCGCGCGGCATCACGTCCCTGGGCATCGGCTCGTGGCAGCCATAGATGAGCGGTGAGGTGCCCGGTAGGTTCATAGTGCCTCCTATATGCCATACAGCGCACGCGTGTGGTGGTAGAACGCTGATACGATGGTGTTGGACAGGAGCATCGTCGAGAGAAAGCAGAGCCCGACTTGCCCATCTAACAGGTTGCCCGCTGCACCGCTCGGCGCGCCGATGGTAAAGTCGGCCCCCGAGTTGTTCAGCGCCGCTGGGATACCGACTGCGTTGGTGTTGCTCTCTAGCGTGCCTTGACTGGCCCACACCTTGATCTCGGTGCTCGGATCGTAGCGCCCACAGACAAAGGTCCAAGTAGCCGTTGTCGGGGCAGTGGTCAGGTTCAGATCAACTGTGTCCACCGCCGCCCCGTCGCTCACTTGAAACCGGATCGGATCACCCGCAATGTCACCCCGGAACAGAAGCCAATACGAACTTGTGGCTGTTATCACAGTCCCTTTACCGATCAAGAACTCGGCTGCCGTCAAGCGGTCAAACCGAAACCAGCCGCCCAACGTCAAGCCGCGCTGTGCCGCTGCAATGTACGTCTCGGTGCCGAGAATGTCCAGCCCGGCCTCGTCGGCGCGGTTGAGGTAGTCGCCCGTGCCGTCCAAGGCGAGATACGGGATCAGCCCGTCGTTTGAATAGGTCGGGTTGCCGTTGTAGGAGAGCGTGCGCCCTTGACCGGATAGGTCGTACTGGTCGCCGTTCTCGTCAAAGCTGCCCATTGTCCAGAGCCCGCGCAGGCCGGGCAGGTTCAGGCCAGCGGCCACTGCCGTTTTCCAGGCAAACGTGCCGTCGTGCCGGTTCTGCAACTCTCCGCTGCGGCTTTTCATCACGTCCCCGCGTCGAATGGTTGTGCCGGTCATCTACCCCCTCATTCCAAGTTTTGCTAACATCTGATCCAGCCGACCTACTTTGTCCCCGCTGATCTGTAGCCCCCACGGTGCGCTGTAGCGCACGCTCTCTACGAAAATGTGACGCGGGTCTCTGCGCATCGTCGCGGGCACAGTCTGCCCGGTCAAAAAGTCAGGCAAAAACAACCATCGCGCAGGCCGCGCCAGCCAGGGCATAATCTCCTGTCCGCTCCCGTACCGCTCCAGGCGCATGCCCGCGCCGCCGATGCGATGCTGGTACTGCACATCGGTCGGCACAGCGGTGTAGACGGCCCGCCGGTCCTCGTAGACCCCGAACGTATAGCGCGCGTCGTTCACATCGCCCACGCCAACGAGGTCCGTGATCACGTCCCAGGCCATCCTGTTGTCGTTCTCGTAGCGCGAGGTCAAGAAGGCGTTATCCACCGTCTTGCTATAGTCCGTCGAGAACATCCCGTTCGGGTCATCGGCCAGGGCCAATTGTACCTTGCCTGTCCCGTCGTCGTTGCTGATCTGCACCGTCGCCGCCGTGGTGTCCTGCATCACGTATCGCTGTAGGCGATGCACGTAGCCCAAGCAGTCCAGCGTGATCGACGGTGTGCTCGTGTCGCCCAACCCCAGCTCTTCGCTGCTCTGCGGCCACGCATTCTCCGCCAGAAACGTGTCTCGTATCTGCTCGGCCTCGTCTGTCGTGCCGTCGTCCAAGAGCTGCCCCTGGCTGAGAACCGTTTCTAGCACGCCATAGAGCGCCCGGCTGTCGTCGTCGTCCTGAATCGTGGTCGTGGTCTGCGTGCCCACGGTCGGCGGCGTGGTCGTAGCGTCGAGAATGGGCGTGTACGTCACGCTGACCCGGTTGCCGACCTGCATCACCGGCCCGTGGACGGCGGTCAGTGTACCTGCCGAGTAGGTGATCTGGTTGACGAACCCTTCCCACACCGTCGTCAATTCTGGACCATAGACCTCAATGTGCCGGTTGAGACCCTGGGCAAACCACGATTCGAGTACCTGGCGCACATCGCTAAATGTCATCCGCGCCGACCAGAACCCGCCATTGGCCAGTATCTCGTGATCGTAGCTGTCCACCTGTTGCCCAAGTTGGTCCGTGATCAGTGTGCCGTTAGGGGTGTACAAGGGTGTGCTCGTGTCGATGGACGGCTTGAACGCTGAAATGGACAGCCCTACAGAACGGTAGACGCTCACTTGTCGCCTCGCATCAGCAGATAACGCTCGGTCGCCCAGTTCTGGATCGAGCCGCATACCCAAGGTTCCGACTTTTGATCGAACGTCGAGGCCGAGTAATAGCGTGTGCTACAAACCCAAAGACGTTGCCGCGTGTCGGGTAACAGGACCGGCCCCTCTGGTGCGATGCCCTGCCAGTTGGCGCGTAGCACATCGTCGGCGGACGAATGAACCGAAACGTGCCAGCGTCGCGGATCGGATACGTTGTCGGCGTTGACAACCTGACTTCGCACCGTCTTGTTCCGATTGCCTGCAAAAGTATTCACCGTATTGGCCGTGTCTATGCAGTCGGCAGCCCACTCGTCTACAGGCAGCAGGATCATATCATAGAGTGTAGCCTGCCCCGTCCCATCGCCGTCGGCATCGATGCGGAAGATGAGTGCTGAACTATCGAAGTTACCATAGGCTGTGTCGATGTTGATCTGGCCAAAGTCGAGAAGCTGCCAATCATCCGTCGTCTCAAATTCCATCCAGTCCGAGATAAAGAACGCCTCAGCCTGGTTCTCGGTTGTGCCTGGCGTATATGTACTTGCCCAAGTCTGCAACGAAATCGCGCCTACCGAACCACTTGTCTGGTACGCTCGCACGTACAGATGGAATACGCCCTGATATTGCTCCACGGCATCCGTGCCTTCTAGCACAACCGCCACGCCTGCCGATACGGCAGCTGGCCCCGTCAGCGTGATCGCCTTGCCCGTCGGCGTCGTGACATCGTTTACGAGACCGCCGATGGCGGCGGGCACAATGCGTACCGTCGCGTCGTCAGCCAGGGAAATGAACTGTTGGTCAGAAGCAGAAGAGGTCAAGTTGATGTACGGCGAGAAATACTCCCCGCGCGCTATGCTCCGCAATCCCATCAGCACCCGGTTGTAGTACAGGTCTAAGTTTGAGTTGTTGTTACTCTGGTTCTCCAGGTAGACCCGCGCCAGTGCAGGCACGTTGCCGTTCAGATGGTCTTTCTGTATCTCTAAGAACGGCCAGAGAACCGTATACACATGCCGATTCTGCTGGATCGGTGGCCGCGTGCCAGCGTCCTGCACCTCAGCCCGCACCCAGAGCGCCGTCACGCCGTTGACGGTCGAGATGGACCAGCTCGGGTCTTGCGCCCAGTGCAGCGAGTGAACGCCCGTCGTGTCAAAAGCCGCGCCAGTCATCGCGCCGTTCTGATCGGTGTTGTCCTGAACGGTAAGTGCGGCCCACGCCGCACCGTTCCAGAACTCCCAGTCAATATCCGCAATATCTGCCTGCTCCTGTGATAGATCGAATACCAGCGAGCAGAACGGACCCGCGTTGGCTACAGTGCTATCGATCCCGAAATACACTCGGTCATTCGCCGCCGGGACGGCAGGCAATAGGCTGTAGGGTGGATCGTTGGCGAGCAGGTTGGCCCCGAATGCGCCGCCGTCCTCTACAAAGATATGCGTCAGGCCGATGGTATTGTGTTTGTTGGCGATATAGGTAAACTCTGGATCGCAGCTCGTCTCACGCGAATCGCTCACCGGATCGTAATTGCCATAGATGATTGAGCAGCAATCCCCCCAGACTGTATTAGAGACCGTGCCATCGTTGCTGTTTGGACTCAGGTCGTAGATCGTCGTCCCGTAACCCTCGTGAATGCCAACCCATTCCACCGTTGGCCCGGAGGGAATCACGCATCGCTCGGGTACGGTGAATGCTACCCCAGGCGTATAGAGCGCCGAGCTTGCGATCCGAACCCACCCGATCAGGCCATCAAAGTCACCGGTTCCACCAGCAGGAGAGGCACAGCCGATATAGCACGTCTCTGCTGTGTCCGCGTCATACACACCTTGGGCATCATTCTGCGTAGTGTATGATGAGATCGGCGTACCGTCGATCCAGAGATAGATTTTGTTGTCGCCACTGTTGTTGAATACCATTGCGAGGTGGTGCCAAGCGTCGAACTCAGTTGTCGTGAACTCGTCCAGACCAGAACGAGAGAGAGCATCCTGTGTGTTATAGAGGCATCGCCCACTCAGCCCGTTCGCATTGTCGATAAAAAAGTCCCACCCTACAGCATTCCACGGTCCTTTTGCCGAAATGATTCCGACGTTGTTTGATCCCCATCCCTCGACATAGACCCAGGCATCGACAGTCATATCCCCTGCGCTTGGAATATTCTGCAACGCAACAGGGTTGCCTAGCGTGACAAATGAGGTCGCGCCGTCGAACTCCAGTGGGTAAATTGCGCACATCTCTTGCATTGCGCTGATTTCCACACAATCAGAATCACCGGGGTAATTGCCGCGCCAGGCTGGCTCTCGCTCCAAGACGATCTCGAACTCTGAGATGCCCGACTGGATCACGGTCTGCCAGAACGGCTGGCCGAACGGGTTGCCCGCACCCGGTGTACGGTAGTCATGGACCAGCGCATACCGCACGTTGGACTCGTTGACCCCGACCGCCTCGATCCACACGGGCGTGGTCGACCACCCCGACGGCCCCCAGTTGCGCGCCTGTTCCAAGAGGTTGTAGAGCAGGTGCAGCCGGTCAGCCAATCCGTCGGCGTCAAAGTCGGTGATCTCGACGGTCAGCACCTCTTGCACGTTGCCGAGTTTGGAGACTTTGAGGAATCGTCCATCGGCCAGCGCGCTGTCAGCCCACACCCCGCCGCCTTTCGTCTCGGCGGTGCGCATTGCCCATTCGGTGATGCAAAAGCCGTTCACGCGGTCGAGCAGGTCTACCGCGTGCAAGATGCCGCTGTCGGCGTCGGTCGTGCCGTCGGAGAGAATGAATTGTCGATAGGGAATTGTGCCCACTATGCCGCTCCTGCCAGCGCCCTGCGCACCGTGCGCAAGATCATCGCCTCGAATGCCACCGCGTCTATGCCGCTGTTCACCGTCGTGTCAAAGCTGAACGAGTTTGCCGTCTGGTTGGTCACGCTCCCCGCCGGCCGGAAAGAGGACCCCATCCCTGCCGGCTGAAACGTCATCGCGCCCTGGAGCTGCGGAATACTCACCCGCGCCATTCGCTCCATTGCATCGGCGGCGGTCTGGATGCCAATGGCCAGCGGGGAGGGCGATTGGCCGACCAGGAACTTGATCTTGTCCCAGAATCCCGGCCCCATCCCCTCGATTCGCTTGATCAAATTGCCCAGCCATGTGTCCGAGTTTTTGAGCGCTTGGTACATCGTGTCAATGCCCGTTGCCAGCGGGTCGATCACCTCGTCCTTGAACCACTGCAAGATTGGGCCTAGTCCATCCTCACCTAAAATCTCGGGTATGAACGTGTCCTTGATGTAGTCTCGCACGTTCTGGAATGCCTCAAGCAGGCTTTGGTCTCCGGTCAGTACGCCGAGCAGGTTGTCACTGATTTCGCTGTAGAGACCCCCAAGCGATTCTGTCAGCGGGTCCCACGCCTCGACAATCATCTGTTTGACTACCGGAATGTTGTCAACGAGCCAATCCTCTACATTTTGCAAGAACGGGTACTTTTCCTTGAGCGTGTCCCACGCCTCGCCGACCGTGTCCTTGAACTCGGTCCAGGTCCCACCTAGTTTTGCGATGGCGGCGTCCCACTTGTCGGAAAACTCTTCTTTGATGGTCTGCCAGATGCCGCCCAGGCTGGTCTTGATCCGCCCCTTGGCGTCCTCAATCGCCTGGGCAATCGCCCCGCCGATACCCCCGGCTGCCGGTCGAAGCGCGCCCTCGGGTAGACCCGGAATCACAGCCCCCTTGCCTGCTCCGCTGCCCCGCCGTTCCTGCTCGGTCAGCGCGTCTTGAATGCCGAAAAGCTGCTGTAGAAATCGCTGCTGCCACTCGACTTGTTCTTTGAGCGCGTCCACCTGCTCTTTGGCGGCGTCCACGCCCGTCTCGGCGGCGCCCACCTCTTTGCGCGCCACGTTGGCCTCTTCCTCGGCGGCGTTGATCCGGGCGAGCTGGGCCTGTAACGCCTGCTCGCTGGCCCCCTCGCGCAACATCTGGTTGTACTTGGCGGTCTCGGCGCTCACTCGCTGATTGGTGCGCACCGCCCGCTCTTGTGCGTCGGCCAGCTTTTGCTCTGCCACGGCCACGGCGTCGGTCGCATCGGCCAGGGCAAACTCGCGCCGCGCCAATTCCGCGATGTCGTCTCCGAACTGCTCGGAGGATTTGGCCAGGATGTTGAGCGCCCCGGCCCGGTCGCCGCCCGCCAGCGCGCCGGAAAGCGCCTTGCTCACGTCGGCAAAGGCCGGCCCTTCAAGCGCCTTTTTGAGCGGCCCCTGCACCGACTCGAGCACGCCAAAGTCCGCCTCGGTCATCCCTTTCAAAAATGACTCGAACGCCGCGATGCCCCACTTGTCGAGGTCGGGCGCCACTTTGGGCGGGCTGCCCGGTGCAAGCCACCAGGACAGGATGTTACCGATCTGGTTCATCGCCCAGGTCAGGACGGTGTTCGCCGCGTCCAGGATGCCCACGGCGAAATTGGTCACGAGGTCCGCGCCCCATTGGATCGCGCTCGCAGCCATCCCGCCCATTCGCGCCGTCCAGTCGGCGTCCAGGTTGCCCAGCCAGTGCGCGGCTCGATCTGCCAGGTCTCTGAATCCATCGCCGACCAGGGCGAGCACCGCGCCCAGGTTGACCAGGAGCGGGTAGAATGCGCCGCCCTCGCTGATCGCCGCTGAGAATGCGCCGGTCAGCGCGTTGACGCCTTGCAGGAACGAGGTGAACGCAGGTAGGAGGAACTGGCCCAGCGTGTCCTTGATGTTCTGGAAATTAGCTTGTAGCATTGCCATCTGAGCGCCTGCCGTCTCGCTGATGTCCGGCAATGCACCAAACTTTTCTTCGAGCTTGGCCAGGGCCAGCTCGGTGAGTGCGGTTTGCTGTTCAACCTTGGTCAGTTGGTCGGCCTCTTTGCCGAACATCTCAGACGCCTTAGCGGTCGCCTCTGCTACGCCGACCTGGATTTTGAGATTATCCAGGATCATCGGGGACACACGCCCCACGCCGGTGACGAGGCTATTTAGCAGGTAATTCATATCGGTGCCGGTTGCCGCCGATACCTTGCCCAGCAGGCCCAGCGCTTCCGGCAAGCGCTCGGCAAACTGTCGATTGACGAGGGCCGCCGCGTCGTTGTAGGAGCGCATCAAGTCGCGGTTGGCAATCATCCCGCTGGAAGAGCGTTGTAACGCGCTGAGCATGGCCCCGCTGCCACCCTCGATCTCTTGGGTCAGCGTGCGGAACTGGAAGTCTAAGCCCTGGATTGGCGCGGTCTGTTGTGCGAGCTCGGCCATTTTCTTGCCCAACGCCGCGACGCCTACCGCAGCCCCACCCAAAGCCGCGATTGATCCGGCTGCCGCCACGCCCACGCCCGCAATGGCTGGGCCAGCAGCACCTAGATATTTGGTCGCAACCCCGGCGAGTTGCCCGAGGCTGCCCATTTTGCCGCCCAATTGGGCAATTCCGCCGCCCAATCCCGTTAGATTTTGGAGTGCGCTGCCAACTGTCGCGAGAGAAGCACCCCAGGTTTGGAGCTTTGCTGCGTTTGCGCTTCCCCCGACCGCCTTTCCAAATCCGTCAACCGCTTGTCCAGCGGCCTTCATTTGCGTAATGAATTGGCTTGCGCCCTCGACGGCGAGGATTACGCCTTCTTTTTGCATTGCTATTCTAGTCTCGTTCCGCCTGGTACTGTTCCCAGGCGCGCATCGTGTTGGTCGCCCGCACCCAGGCCATCAATTCAGTCTTGCGCTGCACGCTCAACTCGTCCCACACATCCGCCATCCCGGTCGTGACCATCGCGTCCATCTCGACGGCCAGCGGCCCCAGCAGCCAACCCGGCTCAGCCTTGCGCCGGTCCCTGCGCGCCAGGAACGCTCGAATCTCCTTGAGCGTCGGCCCCGTCTCGGAGTCCCAGTGAATCGAGAAACGTGGCCTCGACGGAATCGAGTGCCTCCTGTGCCAGGCCACTGGCACGCATAATGCCCGCCGTCACCCTTGCGCCGTCCGCCTGCGTGCGGATCACCTCGTTGTCGATGAACGACAGGCGGAGCGCCGCGGCGTGGGGCAAGTCGCCGTCCTCGATCTCGAATCCAAAGAGCGCGCGCTGTTCGGCGGCCCACGTTTCCAGGTCGGCAGGCAGGCCGCGCACCCGGACGCCACGGAGGGCCATAAAGCGCCCGCGCATCTCGTTGCGCTTGGCGGCAATCGCGGCCATCTCGGCGTCGTAGGCGGCCTTGGCCTCCAGGTAAGCGCACCACTTTTCCCGGTCCGCTGCGGGCGTCGTTGGATCGTCGGCGGCCTTCTGGTCATAGGTCCGTTCTTCCGTCTCTCCGCCCGCGCCCATCACGGTGTAGGTCGGCGGTTCGGGCGCGTCCGGCTCGGCTAGCGTCTGCCCGGCCCTCAGCAGCAGGTCCGCCACGGGTTGGCATTCCACCTGCCAACCGGAGGCGGTCGTCACGACGACAGTCCCGTCGCTCTCGACTTCGTACAGTGTGCTCATTGCTCACCCCTCAGTTCTGGGTTGTCTACAAGCACCTGCATAATGCCGTAGGATAGGGCGGCAAGCTGCCCCTCGTCGTGTCGCTCATATCCGGCGTGTACCAAGATGGCGTGCATCACCTCGTGCCACAGTGTCGCCCTTTGCGCCGCCGGGCTCAAAGTTGACTCTAGCTTGATCGCGGATTCATCGTGTGCAAGCTGCCCGTCTATCGGTTCGTCCCCGTCCCTCAAGTTGGGCACGTACTCAACCTGGTAGTAGATCGCGCCAATGCGTACTTTGTTCATTGCTCCCCTTTTCGTGGAAACAGCCGAGTTAGCAGGGAGGGGAGCGCCCCACTAGCCCGGCTGTCTCCATAACGGACACCCGTTTTTGCTCCCCTAGTTTGTGTCCGCGTTACCCTAGTCCCAGGTCTCGCCCGCCGGCTTGAGCGTCCATACGATGCTATGCCCGCCGGTCAACTGCTCGCCGACGCCGTGTACCTTGTTGTAGCCGCACACCTGGATCGCGTTGATGCCGTAGTAGGTCGGCGTCGTAGAGAACGAGGTGGTGTGCGTGTAGACCTCCCACTCGTAGCCGCCGTCAAACGTGCGGTAGATTGCCGGGTATTTGTGCGTGCTCACCACGCGGTAGCCACCGATAAATCCGCAGTATTCGTCAATGAATCGCCCGTCCCCGGTCTCGGTCGGCGCGCTGGGCAAGTTGCGCTCGGTCCACGTCGCGCCCCAGTCGTTGGTGTACCAGACGTTGATCCCGTCGTCCGTGCCGACCCAAACGCGGTTGGAGTCGATGACCGAGACCCAGATGCCCTCTTGTGCCTCTGGCTCCGCCGTCGCCAGCGCCCAGTGTGCGCCGCCGTCGGTCGTCTGGATAAAGTGCCCACTGGTTGCGGGTTGCCCGCCCACCGCCCAGCCATAATTGGCGTCGGCAAAGTGAACATAATACAACCCTTCGCTTGCGCCCGCGTCGGGCACGCTCTGCGCCGTCCAGGACGCGCCGCCGTCAGACGAAAAATAGACGTTGGCCTGATCCGTGCAAAACCAGATATGGCGCTCGTCCAGTGCAAACAGCGCACCCGAGTGCAGCGCATACTCGCCGTTCGTGCTGCCCACGTTGACGGTCGTCCAGGTGGCACCGCCGTCGTCCGAGTAGGCAATCTCGGCGGGGTTGGCGCCGTCTGTCGTGCCACGGGCAGCGATCAGGCGCTCGGTCGTCGAATCGATGGAAAAGCATACCAGCGATGCGACGGCTTCGCCGGCCGCAAACGGATCTGCCGCGCCAGTGGTCCAGGTTGCGGCGTAGTCATCGCTGTAGTACGTGTTGGCCGTCGCGCCTGCACTGGTCGCATCCTCGCCGACCTGGAGGTACTTGCACGCGCCCTCTTTGGAGCCACACGGACCCAGGCATTGCGGCGTGGTGCACGTCACGATATCCCGCAGCGGGTTGTCCGAGTCCTGCGCATCCGTCACCGTGCCGACCAGAGGCCAGTATTCCTCTGGAAGCGGCTGGGCGCTGAGGCTAAACGTCTGTTCGTTCTTCTCTGCGCCTTCGCCCTCATTTGCTCGCCTGCGCACGTTCTGCGCGCTGCTCTTGCTCGTCACGAACGAGTTGGCAAGAAGCTGGCCCGATTCGTAGTTGAGGAATGTGTCGGCCCTGCCACAGTGGAAATGGTGCACATAGACACCCACCGGGCAGCGTTCCTTTGCCACCTTGGCCAGCCACGCGCGAGATTTCTTACGCCAGCTCATCACGTCCCCCGTGGCCGCGCTGGGCGTGCCCTGCGTGCGGTTGACCGTGACCCAGTTGCCTGCCGCGTCTTGGCAAAACCGGCTCGTTACGTCGCCTTGCGGCTCGTCGATTCCGTCGATGTCTGAGCAGAGAAGCGGGTAGCTGATCGTGTTGGGGCCACCGGGTTGTACCCAGATCACCCCGTTGAAGTTGTCAAAGTAGTTGTCGTTAGGCATTGCCTATTTACTCCTTGGGGGTTTTGCCTCTGCGGCCCGCCGGGCCGCGTCACGCACCACCCGTCCGATTAGATTGGTTCCGATCCGTATGAGCTGGCGATCTCGGTCACGGAGATCGTCCAGCGTGTAGATGCCCGCTTGGCGGAGCATAGAGGCCAATGTCTCAGTCGTGATGCTGTCCATTCCCAGGTACGCTTCCCACTGGATGCCGTAGTAGGGGCATTGGTCCAGGTCGCCTTGTGCGATCGTGCCGTCCTCGATCTTGGCCGTGGGCGCGTAGTAGCGCCGAAAGTCGTCGGTCTGCACCAGCGCGCTCTTGCCCTGTTCCTCGATCACGCGCACCAGGATGCGCTCTGGTTCTGGCGTCGGACCCGGTTCTGGATGGGTCGATCCGGTTTGCTCGTTCAATTCTTCTGTCATTTGAATATCCTGCCTATGCCTTGCCCGATTCGCTTGGCGAATTTGGGCACATATTTGATCGTAATCGCCAATCCAAAACGGCGAGCCTTGGTACCGGGATGATCCACCTCTTTAAATGCGACTCGTTCCCCGTCCGATACAGTTCCGGGGCCGCCGAACTTGCCAATGGGCTTGGTTTTTGGCTGATAGCTTCTTGGGCCGCCCCACACAAACGAGAGCGCTTTTGCATTCTTTGCGCGTATCTTGTGCGGTTTCGTGCCTCTGCCGTAGCGCCAGATATTCTCGTTGGGGCCTTGCGCCTCAATTCCAATCGTGAACCTTCGCACCTTAGCGACAAACTTCGGCTGGTGATCCCAGTCAGCTACCACCTTGTCATACTCTTCGATCAGGTCTATTGCAGCCTCTTTTTGGGCGTCTTTGAGTTCAGCTTTCGCTCGTTTAGCCCAATCTGCGACCTTGCCCTTTCCAATTCGCTTGGCTCCAATCCTCATTCCATCACCCTAAACACTGCCGTTGCGCCATTCGTCCGTCTCGGCGTCAGGAACTTGACGCCATCCCGCGCGTCTACGTAGCCTGTCGTTCGGTCTTGCCCGAACCAATACACCAGGCCAGTCACCTGCCCGCGCCAGGGACGCACACCCGGCGCCTTGCCGGTGTAGGCCACGCGCAGCCAGCCAAACTCGCCCGGCCACGGTGGGGGCGGGCCGTCCGGTTCTTGTGGCACGACACGTCGCGCCCGTCCTCCGCCGCCTCAAGACACCTAGTGGTCCGCCTTCTCTGCGACGTAAAAGCGGTAGCCGTGCTCGACCAGCCAGCCCAGGCAGCGGCCATAGAGCCAGTCGGGGCAGGCTGCCGCCAGGAGAAGCGCCCAGTAGACGATCCCCTTCCGGCACAGAGAGCGCGCCAGCCATCTCGGTTGTACGACCATGATTAGCGGTTCGGCCATCTAGCTGTTCCTCAGAATATCGTTATAGATGATCATCGCCCGGCTGAATGCGTCCTGCCCCTGCTGTGCCCAGCCCATCGCCGGGAAATTGGCCCCGGTTGCGCCATCGCACACGTCAATCACGCCCGTGGCAATGTTCGTGAGCTGCGTGCCCATCCACTGGAGCAGCGTGTCCTTGCGCGCATCGCTCAAGTGTGGGTTGCCGCAGGGACACGAATAGTACGATGCCGCGTCAATAATGACCAGCTTTTCCAGGTACGAGGTCGCCCAGCTTGCCAGGGTGCAGTCGCAGGCCCCAACCGATGCCAATGCTGCATGGATGTCTGTTGCTGCCACGTCCAGCCAGTGCTCGATATTGGCGATCTGCATCCCGGTGATAAGCGTGATGCGGTAGGAATCGCCATTGTCCCACGTGACGCCCGTTGCCGTGATCGTCGTCTCTGTGACGGCAGTCACCGGGCCGCTGGTGCTATCTGTCAGGTTGTAGAGCACCATCCCCACGTTAGCCTGGACGCCTTTCGTCAGAAAGTGCGCGTCATTGTCCTGTAGCGCCGCATCACCTGGCCCCGCTCCATCGTGCGTGCCCGCTATGAGATTGTCCACGCACCAGAACGTGGCCCACGACCACGCATCCGGCACAATTGAGCTATCACACACCATCTATCCGCCTCTACCACTCATAGCCGTATCGCTCGCTGATCTCTGCGATCTCTGATCGCCACGGCTCGCTGATGTCGCTCAGTTCTACGCGCACCTCTTCCCCTGCCTTGTGGTTGTAGGACTTGTCCGGGAACAGGTTCCCGAAATCGATCTGATTTGGGTCTACGAGCCCGCGATCCGCCAGCCACGCCAGAAAGGCACCCTCGCCGTCCTCCACGCGCCAGCGGTAGTAGTCGCGCCCGTTCAACTTGTTCTCGATCAGCTCGGTCCAGAGCACGTAGCGGGCGGCGAACTGGTCGATCTCGCGCTCCTGCTCACCCACTTCGGGCGCGTGCTGGATCACAAACTGCCAGTAACGCGGCGTGTGCTCGGATGTGCTCTTGCGCATCCACGACTCAATTACCTTGCGCGGGTGGCGCATCTGGTGGACGATCGGCACGCCTTCCAGGAACTCGTGATCCAGGTAGGGCGCAGCCATCCAGCTCGAATCGGCGTGAAACTGCCGGAACATCGCCGCCCGTTTTAGCGCCGCCTCCAAGCCTCTGAACATGAAAAGCGCCTCGTGCCCGCAGCGCAAGCCCAGGCTGCTCAGCCAGTGCGCGGCGAACCCGGTCCCACAGCGCCCGGTGCCCGTTACGACGATGGTCGGCTTCTGCGGCGGCCCTGGGCTGGTCATCTCGTAGATCAATTTGAGATCAACCGTCTTGGCGTGCCCCATCGCGTAGCCCAGCGCGGCGCAGACCTTGAACCCGGCCTCTTTGGCCAGCCGGCAGAAAAAGTGGTCCTCACCCACGATGGTACAGCCGTCGTCGTCGTACTCGAATCGAAACGGCGCCTTCATCATCGGGTGGTCGATCACGCGCCGGGCAATGGCGATCACGCCCGTCCCGCCCTCTTTGATCTCGACCACGCGGTTCAGCCCGACCGGGATGGTCACATTGTCGTGGCTGCCGCCCTCCGCGCCCAGCGGCACGAGGTTGGCCATCACCGGCCCGCGCTCGTCATCGCCGCGCAGGATCGGTACAGGCGCCAGTACCACGTCCAGGCCCAGCCCGCCCTTGCTCTCCGGGCAGGCCATAAAGGCGACCTCGATCCCCTCTGGAATCGGCACAGTGTCCTCGTCGATCATCATCACTGCGTCGATGTCTCTCGGCGCGTCCACGAGGATGCGATTGCGGTTTGAGTTGACCGGGTGGCTGCGCTGGTCGCAGCCGTAATACTTGATCATCACCGCAGCGCGCTTCTCTGTGGCGATCACGTGGTTGAGCCACGCGGATAACTCCCACCTCACTTGTCCGGTGTGCAACACGGCGACGAGCACTCTTGGCACTCCACCACCGCTCCCCTTGGTTGCCTCTGTCATTTGTTAAGGTTCCTTCCTGGGCACTTTGGCCCGGATTCGCTCTAGCGTGGCACTCCCCACGCCTGGGATAGCCTCGAGTTTCTTGTTCGTAGCTTTCCGCACCTTGGCGGGCGTATCGTACCCCGCGTCCACCAAGACGGCAGCCAGCCCACGGTCGCCGCCAAGTTTGGTTGCCAGTTTCAGCACTCGTTTGTCCATCATTGCTCCTAGTCCGACCAGATGATTGCTACGTCGGCCTGGCTGTTGTTGTTGTCGGTTCCGTTGATCATTCTCACGATTACCCCGTCGTTGGCGTGCATCCGGCGCGGCTGCTGCCACCTGGAGGCGCGGAACTCGCGTGCGCTGGCCGATGAATAATTGAAGTCAGAGCTGTGATACTCACCCTCAGCACGCCAACAGAGATAGGCTACTTCGTTTCCGCCGTCGTTCGTCGTGTGGTTCCAGTGCAGCCCCGTCCGCCCGCTTGCCTCTGTCTGCCGGGCAATCGTCACGACCGCGCCCGTTACGTCTGTCACCTCGACAATCTCGCCGTTGGGTTTGTAGCCCGGCGTGCTGATCCAGATCAGGTCGCCCGTGGCAAAGTCCGAGGCGTCATCGAACGTGAGCACCGTTGCACCCGCGTCCCAGGCATTGCCGCCATTGCGCGCCGCCGATATGTCGTACTCGACCCGGTAGGAGAAGAACCGCTGGTCGTCTGCCGTGGTCGTAGCATAGATGTTCATTCCCCGGTAGAACCAGTCGGTCGTGATAGTTGCCGGCGGCACGACCACTGCCACGTCGCCGTAGTAGTTCGCCGTGTTGTTGGCCCCGGTCTCGTCGTTGATCTGTGACTGGACCGTGACCGGATCGCCTGCCGTCCCTTCGCCGTCCGGCGTTGGGTAAGAGTGCTCGTGCTGCTCGCGGGAGTCCTTGTCCAGAATGTCGAGAAACGTCAACGTTGCGTTGTCGACAAAGTGCCCATCCCCGCCGCCGCTCTCGCACTGGAAAGCGACGATGTTTGTACAGCCTGCGTCAAACTGATAGCCGGCAGTGCTGTGACCTTGAGACGAGCACCAGCGCAACCGCGCCTTGTCGCACGAGCCTGTGAGCCAAAATCCGATGCTCGTGTCTGCGATCTCGCCGCCGGTGCAGCACTCTTCCAACTTGTTCTTGTCACCGCTCACCTTGAACGCAGCCGTAAGCGGGGCCGCACACCGGCACCGGCGCAAGTCACAGCCGTCGCCCTGGATGTCAAAGCCTAGCGCCCCGGTCGAGCCACACGATACGCGAATCTCGTTGAGGTAGACAAAGTTCCCGGTAACGACGATGCCACTATTGGCCCCGGCGTCGTTGTTCACCCGCAGCGCGCCGCCAGGGCACGTCACGCGGCAGTAGCTACCCGAGACGGTCAGGCAGTCTCCCGAAGCTGGGTCCAAGATCGCGCCCAACTCGAACCAGAGTTCCAGCCCGGTTTTGTTCACATCCAGGCCGGTCTCTGTATACGTGCCCTGCTTGATCGTGATCGCGTCGCCCGCCGAGGCTGCCGTGATGGCTGCCCCGATGGTCTTTTTTGCCGTCGCCGGGCTCAGGCCGTCTTCTGTGTCATCCGCAGCCGCCGCGTTCACGTAGTAGATCGCGCCCGTGAAGAGCGGGATGTGTCCACCGTCCGCTGCCCCACCGAGCGCGGCCTGTACTTGCAGGATGCGCGCCGCGAGCGAGTTTGCGATCTCATCGCCCACACCGATGGCGGTTTGCTCTAGCTGCCACGCCGCTGTGGTCATTATGCCGCCGTCACCGATGCGCCGGCCGTGATGGGCGTCCACCACGCCTGAACGGCCAGGCTCCCGGTCGATACGTTGCCGGTGCCCACGGTCAAGATGATCGCCTCACTGTCCGAGACGATGTAGCTTGCCAAGACCGTCCCGGCCTCGATGTGCGCGTCGGGGCTGTTGTCGTGCCAGATTTCGCCCTCGGCAAGGTTGGCCGCCAGCGTTTGCGCGATGATCGCCGCCGTCGAGCCGCTGATGCCCACCTCGACCGTCGCCCCGGCCTGCCCGGTCAGATCGCCTGTGCAGACACAGGCGAGGTTGACGAGAACGGCGCCGGATACGGTGAACAAGTTCACCTCGCCGATCGCGCCCGTTCCTGCCCCACCGGCGAACGTGACGTTTTTGTACTCTCCACACTGGCCCAACCCGGCGGCTGAGCCGTAGACGTTCCTACTCATTCAGCCCTCCTAGGTGGGATTAGTTGTCGAATCCCCGTTGAGGCAATGGTTGTTGACCCACGCATCAGTGCCCGATGCAGTGTTCAGATCGTCATAGTCACCATTGGCGGGTACAGGCAAGAGACAGCTAATCCAGTTGTCGATCACCATATTGTGATCGCCGGTACTGGTGTTGATCCCCTCGTCTGTCGCCAATGCCGCCGCCTGCCCGTGCGCGTTGTAGATGCTGTTCCGGGCAATCTGGTTGTTTCCAGCACCGCCCAGAAGCGTAATCGCGCCCGATCCACAGTCCAGAAACACATTGTCGTGGATCGAGCTGTAGTCCGTGCCCGACCCGCCCAGGCTGGTGTAGACGCCGTATGCATCGCACTGCAAGAACCAGCAGTGGTGAATGTCGCAGTACCACGAGTACTCAAGCTGAACGCCGATGTCTACCGTGTCATCACATATACAGTTGCGCACGGTCAGGTTCTCACCGAACGTATTCACCCCGTCCCACTCGGCCAGGATCGCCGTACACCCGGTATAGGTTGGCCCTTCTGAAAAGAAAAAGCCCTCGATGGTGCAGTCCAGCGCGGTCACATAGATGCAGATTCCGCCATTGGAGGCCGGATACCAGTACACACCCTGGCCCGCACTGGAGATGCCCACCAGGCGCACGCCCGGAACGTCCAGCGTCACCTCTTCCACGATCGCGGTTGTTCGCCCATCTGCTGTGTTGCCGTACTGCCACGAGTTGTTGGCCATCACCGCGATCACGTCGCCGTGGTACGGTTGGCACTTGGTGATCGCCGTCGCCACCGTTTGGAGCGGGTCTTTCGGGTTCGTTCCGTCGCGCTGGTCCGAGACGCCCACGGCGTTTGGATCGACATAGAACACCGTGCCGTGGGTGTCCGTGCGCAAGCCAGTTTCGGAGTCGGTGCCAGGCACGCCCATTTGCCCAGGGTAAAACGCTGGCTCCCTGAGCAATGGGATCGGCCATCTTACGTTTGATCCTGGCATTTAGCCCTCCTTGGCTGGTTTCGCCTTGACCTTGGGCTTCGCCTCGACCTTGGGTTTCGGATTCAGCAGCTCCGCGCGCCGTTCGCCCAGCGGGCGGTCATCCTGCGGAAGTTCAAGTTGCTTTTTCATTGCTCTCTCCTACGCCGCTGCCGTGACGAGGCTGTCCGCCGACAGCGGGATGTAGACCATATACCAGGCGATGACGCCATCATTCGCAGCGCTGCACGCGGCTTGCATCGTCCCCGCGGGCAGGAACCACATATTCGTCGGCGCCTGGTCAAAGCAGCCGGCGGTCGTCGGCGTCAGAACGCCCGGTGTGGCGGCTGTGAAGTGGTAGCTCGTGCCTGCCGCATCGTCAGTGATCGCCACCGCTGTTGAGAGGTTGACCGTGCCCGCCGGCTCTGTCACGTCAAACTGGATCTGACAGGTTGCGACGTTGGCCCCAATCAGGGTCGTCACCAGCCCGAAAAAGTGCGTCACCAAGACAGGGCCGCCAGAGACGGTAAAGATCGGATCGTCTCCATTGAGCACCGCGCCGTCGGTTTTGGCGACGTGGATTTCTGAGCTGTCATACCAAAGTTGATCCTTCGGATTTGCCATCTATCATCTCTCCTATGCCGGGACCGCGACGCTGAACCCGTTGTCGGCCACCTCGGCCTCGGCCACGTCCTCGCAGATGTTGCCGACCCAGTTGCCAGGGTTGCCCGCGTTGGCGTAGTAGCCGCCGGTGTTCGAGTAGTCGCCACCAAAGATGTTTTGCGTGACGGTATTCTCGCCTTGGGTGCCACCGCGCAAGTCGAGCATCAGCGTAGCCGTGATCAGCACACCGTCGTGGAACGTGTTGCCTTGAAACAGCGAGACGTTGAACGATTTGTTGTTGCCCAGGCTGCCGATGTGGTTTTCGTTTTCCTCGAACCAGTTGCCGATGATCTTGCACATATACGGGTTCGCGGTCGAGCTGTCGGTGCAGATGATCGCATAGGCCGTGGTGTCGCCCTTGCGCCACTCGCGGAACCAGTTGTTGCGGATCACCACGTCATAGGGCGCGCCGTACAGGTTGATCGCGTACAGCCCTTGCCAGAGACCGTCGAAATGACAGTTCTGGATCGTGGTCCTGTACCCGACATAGCTGCTGCCCGGAACCCAGTCCAGCTTGATCGACTGCCCGCCCGCGCCAGCACGGAACAGGATGTGATCGACCGTCCAGCCCTGCTGGCGGATCGTGAGCGCGACCCCGGTTGCCGTTGCCGCCGTCCAGGCCGGGCAATTGATCCCATCGCCCGCGCCCAGGATGGTGCAGTTTTTCGGTGCGGTAGCAGGGATGATCACGCTCTCCGCCGGCGTGCTCTCAGCCGCCACGACGATCACCGAGCCCTCCAGGGAGCAGCTCATGGCCGTGGCAAAGTTGGTCAGGTTCGTGATCGCCTGCTGGATCGTCGTCTGTGGATGCTCTGGATCGGTGCCGTCGGCGGTTGCGCTTGCGCCTGGGTGGTTCTCATCCACGTACAGCACGATGCCTGCCGGCTCCCATCTCAACCCACGTTGTACGTCACTGCCCGAGACCCCCATCTGACCGGGGTACCAGGGCGCTTGACGCACCTGTGGAAGTGTAACCATAGTTGTCTCCTTATGCCATCAGCCGATCCGGCGTCCACATGGTCGGCGCATTGGCCGGGATCGACGGCGGCCCGCCTTCGAGGCAGTTGATCTTCTGCCGCAGCACGACCGGCGCCACCTCGTCCAGGGACAGGCCGGGGTAAAATCGCATCGCCCCTAGCTCATCCTCCAGGCAGTACAGTTGCCCGTCTCTGCCCGTCAGGATATGTGTCTGTCCCTGTGGCGGCTCTTCACCCTCGCTCAGAAGCACGAGGCCAAGAAAGGTCGCGTGCTGCTCGCTGCCGAAGGCGATGTAGTCCGGTCGATCCTCTGGTTGATCACTCGGAGCGATCGCCGCCGCGATCCCGGCCCGCGCCAGGAGCGTCTCTAGCTGTTGGACTCGTTGTTCAAGTTCTCTATTCGTTGCCACATTTGCTCCCCTATTCTCGCCCAGTTCTAGGGCGCGGTGCCGGCGCTGTAGTAGCCGCCGCGCAGGTCGAAGTAGTTGCCGTTGCCCGTGCCACCGATGTACGTCCCGAAGATGTCTACCACCTTGAGCACAACGTTGCCGGTGTCAAAGTCGCCCATAATCGCGGGCGCTTGGGCCCCACCGCCCAGCATCGAGCCGACAAACTCCATATCGCTGCGCTTGCGCGCCACGCGTGGGCCAGTCCAGCCTTGCAGCCTCGCCAGCACGAACGGACGGATGTTGTTGCTCACGCTGAACGCCCACCAGGGCAGGTTCGGCGCCGTGCCCGTGATGTACGGGTCTTCGATCCAGTTGAACGGGCGGACGATGTTGGCCGCGTTGGTCGCCAGTTCTGGCACCAGTTCGCTGGCCTGAATCTGCCGCGCCGTGTCCACCAGGCCGCTGTGGATCACGAGGTGATCCATCCGGGCGTTGATCGGTTCAGAGCACGCGTCGGTGCGCTGGTTGAACGCCATCCGCGCCTCGCTGATGCGGGCCGTGGTCAAGCGCCCGGTCTGCGAGTAGAGCACGCCCAAAGCGGTCAAAGCCGCGATGCTCACGGCGTTGGTGTACATCCGCGAGACGAACTTTTCCAGCGTGCGCCGGGCCGCCTCGCCCATCAGGCGCACCGTGTCCTCCAGGTAGCCGAGGTCGTCGTTCACCAGGGCTTCGTAGGAGAAATCGATCTGCTTCTCCCAGCGATAGACCTGGTACTGGCGCTTGGTGGCATCCTGGATGGAACCCGGTCGCGCCTGGCCCTTCTGGCCGACGTATTCCAGGTCGTCGAACCCGCAGCGGTTCTGGTAGCGGGTATGCGGGAGGAAGTTGCTCAGGGTATCGTTGTAGACCAACGGCTCAAAAGCAAAGCCCTTGCGCTGATAGCCCGCCACCATCTCACGGTTGACGTACTCCTCCAACGCATAGGGAAAGTCGGCAGAGACCAAGGTCTCGGCAAGCTGCTCGTTCTCAGCAGGCGGTTCGCGCCAATCGAGCTGGCGGTCCATCTCTCGGAAGAGAACATCGACCTTGCCCAGCCGCTCGCCGCTTGCGCCCCGTTCGCTCAGTTGTGCCTTGCGGATGTCCGCAAGGAGTGAAAGAAACTTTCTCATCTCATTGCTCCTTTACGCCAGCTCTCGCCAGCCGTTGGACAGGATGACCGCGTAGACCTGCTGCACGAGGCTGTTGCTCAGAGCGCTGTCGAAAGTGGTCGCGGCGTTGGGACCGCCCACCATGTCGTTGACGTATTCATCCTGCGCATAGAACAGGTGCCCAGCCACCGGATTGCGCAGGCCGGCATCGTTGAGCGGGGACATCGAGAGCGTGACGCCCGTGCCCAAGCTCTGCGAGTCGTCCACATAGACCGGCTGGCCCGGAACGGGCGCGGTCTCAAACGTGCTCGGCGCGCTGGCCGCGTAGGCCGTCACGTTGGCCACGTAGTTGCGCACGATCATCCCGTCCGCGATGTTGACGCGGACCAGGCTCTCGGCCAGGGTACTCGAAGGCGTCACATCCACGATCACGCCGGTCAGGTTGAGCGGCCGGCCATCAGCCGCGGTGCGACCGCCAATGGCGATCACGGGGTGAACCCCGTTGTAGTTGCCGTTGGCGTCGAGCACGCTGTCCTTGGTCGTCACGTTGGCATTGTCGTACACGGGCCACACATCAGACTCGTGCACCTGTCGAATCACAAGCGGTCCGGAACTCTGTTCGTAGTCCTCGCCCGCCGTCGCACCATAAAACTCAGTGGTCATTCCGTCACCTCCACGTCATAGGTCAGGCCGTACCGCTCTTTGATTCTCTTGTAGCGCGCCTGGCGGTCGGCCTCGCTGATCGGTTGTCTTGCTGGCGCGGGTCCCGGCTCGCCTTGCGCGAAGGGTTGCCCGCTTCCTGACGCCTTTTTGAGAATGCGCTTGAACTCGGCTATAGCGTCCTGTACGGCCTGTTCGCTCTCATAGGGGCGGTCGAGCAGCCGCCGCGCATCCTCGCCCAGCCCAGACTCCGCGAGAAGCTCGCCCACCCGCTCCGCTGAATAGGCTGCCTCTGGGGTGGCCTCTTCCGCGTCCGCTTGGTCCTGCTCGCCGTCGGCGCTCTGCGCGTCCTCGGGCTCTTGGGGCGGGTCTGCGTTTTCCTCTCGCAGCGTCACGGTTTCGGCTTCTTGGACCTCAACGTCCTGGTCCTGCTCGTGCTCGTTTTCGTTCACCGTTTCGCCTCCGTTTGTATGCGTATCCGATTCAGCCAGCGCCAGCGCGTGCCCGCCGGCGCCCGCCTTGGTCACCCAATCTGCCGATCCTTCCGTGATCGCCTCTACGATGTTGTACTCCGCCTCGTTGACCTTGCCCTTTTTGGCCTTGCCCGATCCGATGATCGAACACTCCATTTTCTCAAGCAGGCCCTCGGCCTGGAGCGCGAGAATGTCACGCGCGAACCAGTCTTTGTGAACCACCACGCGGGCGATGGGCGCGCCTGACTCGGTGAATCCGACCGGGCAGGCTTTGATCGTCGAGACCCACGTCCCGACGTTCTTCTCGGTCTCGCGGTGGTCCGTGGCGTGCATCTTGCCGCCCTTAAATACCTTGGCGTCGCGCCTGAGCACCTCCGCCGGGTAGTAGTGCCGGTCGTGGGCGTTGCCCGGTCCGGGCTCGATCAACGCCACGTCCAGAGTCAGGGGCACGAGGCCAATCGTGGTCTCGGCCTCTTCGATGGCGATCACGCGACCGGTCGCGGCCTCGGACAAGGCGGCCTCCTCCATCGGGGCGGGCGGTTCGGCCATCGGGGCGGGCGGCTCCTCTACCAACTCGTAGGTCTGGCGCACCTTTTGCCAGGGCTCCATAAACTCGACCTGCTCGCCGTCCAGGGAGAACGGCACGAGGTAGAGCGCGCCCTTGCATTCGACGATCATCGCGTCGCCAAAGGTCGGATGCCCCATGAAAATGTCACGCATCCAGTAGTAGACCTCGGCGCCATAGGGCTCGTCGTCAGTGCGCTTCTGGTATCGCGCCAGGAACGCGCCGCGCACGAGTTCGGACAGCGCGCCCAGGCTCATCCCGGATGTGTCGAGCTCGGCCACGTCGTCGTCATCCCACTCCATATCCTCGGCATCGTACATCGCCTTGAGCGCGCGGATCGCGGCCTGCTTGTCCGGCCCCTCGTAGACGTTGCCCCGGTAGCCGACGGTGAGGGCTGCTTTTGCCGCACCCATCAAGCGGTGGTCCGGCTCGCCGCCCGTCTTGACAGGCAGATGCCATGTGCTCGTTTCGTCCGGGTCACCCACCACGAGAAAGTCGCCGCGCGCGTGTCCATCCTTCATTTTCGCCTCTGCCAATTCGCCCATCTCATCATCCTCATTTTGTGCTACTAGCATCGCGCCGCACTCCGGGCACTCGACCGACCGGCAGGGCACGCCGCGCTCCTTGTCGGCGCTGTATCCGCACTCTGGACACACGCACCGCTCCGGGCCGCCCGGCTCTTGCTCTTGCGCGGCCTCTGGCTCGCTCGCGTACAGCGCCGCCATCTGTGCCTCGGCCTCGTCTCGCGTATCGTGGCATCCTGCCAGCGATCCATCGCCGTCCTTGATGACTGCGAACCCGTTACAGTCTGCGTGATCTCCGATATGCCAGGGCATCTATCTACTCCACACCCACGCCAAGGGCCACAAGATCTCGGCAATGGCGATCTGTTTCCAGCGTTTCATATCACGAACCGCACCGGGTAGGTCAGGCCGAGACCGTCCACGCCTTCCGCTGCTGCGATTGCGGCGTCGTTCGCTTCCATCAAGACCGCGAGTTGAGCAATGGTCCAGCCCGCAACCGGGATCGGCTGGTAGGCCAGGTTCGCCGCCAGAGCGTTCTTGTACGCTGCCGCGATCTGTGGAAATGTCCCGGCCCCAAGCGCCGCTTGTAGCGTAACAGCGGGCACGCTGATCGTCTTGTGCCGACCGGGGACCGTGATCCAGTTCTCTCCGTCGCTGGATGCCTCTGCAAAAATGTCGTGATCGACGCACCCCGATCCGTCATTGCGCGGAGTGGGCTGCGATTGCAGCCGGTATCTGAATTGGTAGGCCATCTTGTACTCCTATGGCGGCGAGATAACCGCGTCCGCCTGGTAGTTGGGCGTGTCCTCACTGCCAAAGTAGGCGGCGGCAGTAAAGTCGGTTGCAAAGCCAGTCAGGCCGCCGATCTCCAAGAGGGGCAAACCGTCAAACAGCACGCGGATCAAGCCGCCATAGTTGATCACGTCTATGCTTGCCTCCGTGTCAGCCGCCCATGCCGGGGTAGCCGAATCCCCCCAAGGCCCTGCTCCGGCTTGGTCCACTTCGAGGTAGAGCGTGCCTCCAGCCGCGTTGTCGCGGTAGAGCATCACATAGTTGTTGGCATCCTCGGTCAGGTCAAAAAGAACTTCCCAATCCTGCCCAAACGCTTCTGAATTGGCGATGCTGTGACGCGGGGTGACACGAAATCGAACGCCGCCGCTTGTCGCAAGCATTTTGTGTGTTGCCGCTGGAACCGTGCAGCTATCTCGCCCATCCACGCGGATGCCAGGGTTACCCGCCGCTGGAGTCTCTAGCGAATTGACTTGGGAGGCCGGGGTGACGGTGAGGGTTACAGAGTCGCACGCAAACAGCCAAGTATCATCCGAAAAACGATCTCCTGCTGCACCACTGCTAGCAAACACGAGCGGCCAATAGTCCGTATTTTTGGCTCGGAACACACCTAAAAGTGGCGTCCACACCTGACCTGTACCAGAATTTATTGTGGGTCCAGTAGTAGCTACGTTGTGGCGTACTGCGCGGGCTGATGAAGGGCTCCCACTCGCAATCCGTGCAGATCCATCACAATAGCACCATACTCCCTGGCTATAATATCCCCCGACAACTGCCAAAGAACCAGCCAGATACATACCCTCGTCAGACGCACTAGCATTCCACTCCAAGCTCTGCGCACCCGAATGCACAACTGTCGCCTCTGGCTCAGTATCACCCGCATCTAGTAAATAGTTTGTCCATCCAGTAATCAACTCTGGCGCGCCAGGGAATCCACCATTCAGGGACTCGTGGTCCCCATTGTCCAGCAACGACTCCAACACCTCAGCCTGATGCACGGTGATCACACCATCCGAGTTGCGGTTGGTGATCCGCACCTCGTAGGCAGTGTTGGCCGATGTCCGGGCAACAATGGGCTCATTGAACACCCATCCATCAGGGGGCACGATGTAGGCTTGTTCACCTACTTGCCAGTCGTTCGAGCCGCCCCCTGCGAGTGCAGCGGTGATCGTGTCCTGGTTGGTGCCCCCAACGGCGGTGATGGTGCCGGAACTTCCATCGGTGACGTTGTAGATGGTCCCGCCAATCAAGCTGGCAGGGTAGACCTCTCCGGTGGACGTGAATGCGGCTGCACCCGCACCGCCGTCGTGAACGGCTGTCATTGGCGGCGCATCGAAATCAACGATTGAGCCAACTGCCGTCACATCGTACAAGGTGATTCGAGGCCAAGCGTTCGGACTGTACTGGAGCGGCACACGGATCACATAGTCCGTCGCCGCTGTCAGGGTCGTCGGAATGTAGATGCCATCGTTGGCCCCATCGCTCCCCACGTTGTAGCCCTGCTCGTAGATCATCGCGCCGGGTTCGTCAGTCTTGAGATCAGGGGTGTTGTTCCAGGCGCCCGAACCCATCGTAATCGTGCCGTTGTAGGCGTTGCCTGATGTATCTGCGACGGCTGTCCCCGCGCCGTCTGTCATGGCATAACGAAGGTGCATATTGGCATCGTTGGCCCTCGGCGCTACTCTCGAATTGGCGATAAAAGTCGCGCCGGTCCGCACATTGTCCGAGAGCGCTTGCCAGCCAATCGCGCCGTCCATTGTCGCCGTCGCCCCGGCGTTGTTACCAATGTAGAGCGTTTGGGCCGCGTCTGCGACATAGTTCCCCACACTGGCCGCTGTGGTGTGAACGAGAATGCCGTCACGGTAAACACGCGCAAAACGGTCCACACCATTCTCGTTATAGGTCAGCATCCAGTGGTGTTGTCTGCCGTCCGGCGTCCAAGAGAACGTCTCGTTGATGTCCGTCGTATCATAGTCGATAAAGACGCGGATCGTGGTCGCGCTGGCAAACTGCATATACCAGCCGGTTTTGGTCCAGAATATCCCGCCGTTGCTTTCGCCTGCTGTATCGTGCCGGAAGTAGCCCTCGGCGGTAAAGCCATTGGCTCCGCTGGGTAGGTTGTCGATGTTGGCCCCACTCGTGCCATTGAGGATGGTTGCCGCACCATCAAATTCTAGAGACTGTGGGATGACTGGCGTGCCGACGATGGCCCAAATGGCGGACCAGGAGCCGTTGGTGATCGTGCCGTCGTTGTTGGGCGACGTGACTGAGGCCGCAGCCGTCGCACCGGTACCCTCGTCCATCAGCCAGTATTCGACTGTGTTCCCATCTGCGTAGGGTGCGCGAGGGGGGATAAAATCCGTGCCAGCGGTGTGGCGATCATTGTCGCTGATCTCGATCCAGGCAATGCCACCGTCCCAAAACGAGGAGAGCGCTGTCAAGCGGCCCATTTCCAGGTCCGATGCCGCGTCGGACTGGTAGGCCCCGATGCCGGTATCCGATGCGCCCCACACGCCATCCACCGAGATTGTGCCAGTCTTGGTCGTGTCGTCATAGTGGAAGGCGAAATAGTGCCACTTGCCGTCCCCTATGTCCACGGCAACGGTGCACTGCATATTATCTGTAGCTAGAGGCACGTACCCGTATAGCTGCCCATCCACGCCGACATAGACCACCCATCCGGTAGTCAGCGCATCGCCCTTGTGGATAATGGTAAAGGTACTGGCGGCGGTCGAATCCAACCGCACCCAACCAGCGACAGTCATCTCTGCGCCGCTTGGAATATCGTCTATACTGGCATCGCTGCCACACCCAATGTAGGTGCTCGTGCCGTTGAACTCTACCGCGTAGTCCGTCCCCGGCAGGCCGCCATCGTCCAGGAACGGCACGTCGATCAGTTCTGAGCCGTAAGGATGCGACCAGGCTTGGCCGGTCGTGGCAAGCGCGCCTTCTGACTGGTCAGTTGGGAGGCAGAAGGTACAATCCCAGGAGCCGCCTACGACCTGTGCCGGATCAGCACCCGCACCAGCCGCATAGACGGCGGCGATCTCGTCTACCAGGCCGGACTCGTCAAAGGTCGCACCTACGCCGTAGGTGCCGTCATACAGGACACGACGCCAAACGAACAAGCCGGAGATTTGGGCGTCAGCGGCAAGCGTGGGCGTTATGGTCGATCCTACGCCAACCGTCGCACCCGGTGCGCTTGCGGTCGGCTGCGTGGTCACGCTGTAGGTATGTGCGTCGTTCACAGACCAGCGTGCATAGTTCGTGCCGTCGAGTGTGTTCTTGGCATCCCACGAGGCGACAAGATGGTAAGTTGTGCCAGCGGTCCAGGCTGCCGTGCTCGGGCCGGTGTAGGTCTGACCGCCCGCGATCAATACCAGCGCATTACCGGTAGACTTGTAAAGCCGGTAGTTGGCTGAGGCATAGAGAATGTTGTGCTCGATCCCATCGTTGCCCGCCCACTCCAGTGTGATCCAGAACGAGATACTACCCTGATACGGGTCAAAATTGCTGTAGAAATACTGCGTCTGGTTGCCAAGCAAAGTCCCACGGCTGAAGCTCACCGCGTCCGGCGTGCCTGTTCCGTCCCACTTACCCTGGAAGATGGGGGCTGTATCGAACGCCTTGGCACCCGCCCGCACGGCCATGTCATCCGAGAACGTGATGTCGCCAAGATCAAAGTTGTAGATGTACGGCCCCAACGAGCCGCCCAAGCGAGAGACTGGCAGAATCCCCGCGCCGTGGATGCCAAAGCCCACCTAAATACTCCTGGTCGCTAGCTGCATCTGGCACACAAGATCATCTGCCGCCGCGTCCACAGCATTGTTGTCGAAAACACGCACCTGATCGCCTTCTTGGAGAATCAGACCGGGTGGCAGGGGGGTCATGAGATAATCTGTATCGCGGAAGGCTTGCAGGTCAGCCATGCTGGCCGCAAACTGGTAGTGGCGGGTAAGGGACGCGGCTTGCACTGTACCGGCGCGGAACTGGCCGATCACGTCGTTTGCCGAGTCCTGGATCTCGATCACAAGCTGCCGGTCACCTACCGTCGCCGTCGTGGTCAACTCGTTCCAGATCCAGAGCACTTGAGCCTCTGTGTCAGCGGGAACGGTGTAGATCACCTTGTCGGAGTCGTTGGTTGTCTCGTCCGCAACCAGCGAGATACGCCACTCGTCAATCACCGGCAAAGGATCCGCTAGAACGACGCCCCCAACCGGCTGCGTTGCTTGATCAGTCAGTCCTTGTTTCATTTTAGAATAGCTCCGCTACAATGGAGAGCGTGCCGGGCGTGCCGACTTCCCCGTCCGCCGATTCTCTGGCCCGGATGCGCACGCGTCTGATACTCGCGCTGCACCTGGCTCTGTGTGTCCGCCCCCGCGGCGACGGCCCCCGCCGAGTAGATCGCCTCGGTCACCCATTCGGACGCGCCCGCCGGGACGTTGGCGGCAACGGCATAGATGGAGGTCTCTAGCTGCCAGTCGAATGCACCCCCGGCGGCTCCGCGCGTGTACGTGAATGAGAGCGTCAAGTGGTCCGCCCCACTGGTAAAGGATTCCGTCGGCGCAGCGTCCCACGCGCCAGCGGCAGGCAGAGCCGCAGAGGCCCGGAGCGTAACCGGGTTGGTCCACCCGCGTGGGTGGGGCGAAAATATGGGTAGTGCCATAGTATCTCTCCAGTAGACAACAAAAAAAGGCGCTCACTCCCCTCTATAGGGTTGAGTGTCTAGTGCGTCGTCGGTCATTGCTCCCCTTTTAGATCCCCGCCCAAAAGCTCGGCAAGCGTGCCAATTGTATGCCCGTCTGTGAACTCGTCACCGATAGACCAGACGATCTTGTTAGGGCCTGGTGGCAAAGGCTCGCGGTTAGGAAAGGCATTCTGTCTGCGCTGTATCTCTAGCTCGTGGCACTTTTCGTGATACCAGCATTCAAGTTTTCGATAGTCGGTCAGCAGGTCCATATAGCCCTGTTCCCAACCGTCGGCCCGTTCCTCTTCCGTATCTAGCATCACCTCAAGCTCTGCAATACGAGCGTCCTTGTCAGCATCTCTTGCCTTTGGTACAAGAATGCCTGCTGCCAGTACTCCAATGGCTCTAAGTGCATCTCGTCTGTTCATTGCTGCTCCCCTTTATGCCCCCACCAGTTTGGGCAGTGGGCCCTTGGACAGCGGCTCGTTCGTTGGCTGCAAAATACAGCCGCACGCCCATCCCCCGCATTCCAGATCGGGCATCTGCGGCCTGTATCCGTACCGCTTCCAAACCGATGCACGCTTCACTTTGTCATTTAGCGCCAAACAATCCGTACACGACTCCTTGGCCGGATCAACAACCCATTTCAACTTTGGATCATTCTGCGCCGCCTGCTTGGCCTGATTCTGCACGTCCTTGTAGCGGTTGATCCACAGGTCGGCCCGCGCCATCAAGGGCCGCAGCTTGCCTCCGTTCGCCTTGCTGCCCTGCTCGATTGCGGTCAAGAATCCGTCGACGTGGGTGAACTCGTCAAAAATGACCCGCTCAAGCTGCGTCCGTTCCTCTGCCGTCATATCGGTGGGTTGCAATCCTACCTCGCGCATTCCGTTATGCCAGGCGTTGGTCAGGCCGGCGCGAATGTTGAACATCATCAACTCGAACGCCTGATCGTAGTCGTAGGCCCCCGTCCAGAGGCCGCGGGTAATACCGCGAATTTCTGCCCGGTAGGAGGCGGGGCCCTGCTCGGCCAGCTCGACGGTGTGGAGGTCAGTCATAAGGCAAGCTCCATTTGCTCAGGCTCAGGCACAAAGAGTGGCGGCTGCGTGTTGGCTATCCGCTCGCGGGCAAGGTTGGCGGTGTCGGGGTCGATCTCGAAGGCGATGTATTGGCGTCCCAGCATCTTGCAGACTGCTGGGACGGTGCCGCTTCCAGAGAACGGATCATAAACAACGTCGTTTCTCTCTGAAAAAGCTGAAAGATAGTAAGCAACGCAGTCGGCGTTCTTGGTCCACCAATGACAGGCCCCGCTTGGCAAGCTGCGATAGGCACGATCATAGATCAAATCCCTAATATGCCTATTGGGGTATCTCGTGCCTTTCTCGTAGCCAACGAGCCCCTTCCAGTTGCTAAATGTCATATATGCCCCGCGCTGATTTTGCCCAGGCATAAAGTTAACATATTGCCATCTATATTCAAGCGATCTCATTGCCTCGAATGTGTCTGGGGCAAACCCGATACCATACCACACCAAGCACGCACTATCCGGCTTGAGCACTCTTGCCATCAGCAGATAGAACATGGTCACGCTATTTGCCCACCATCAGAGACGCCTTTTGTTCAACCACCTCTGCTATAACACACTCGGCCAGTTGGTCCAAGTCTATTGACCCCTCTGCGAAATTCAGGGCAATGCGCCTCAGTGCTGACTGTGCCTCCTGTTGCCCTTGCTCTCGTCCAGTTACGCCGAACGCCTCGTCGCTGGTCAGCTCTGCGAACTGATCGGCGCCTATCGCTTGCAGGGCAGGCCGCACGAGGGCGGCGTCAATCGCGGCCACGGCGCCCGCCGGGATGATGCCCAGGCCCGCCGCCTCGTGCAGGCTGGCCATCAGCTTGCTGCTCGCGTCCACCATCGGCGGGAAATCGGGCAGCGAGTAGGAATCAATGCTGACCTCTGCATCTGTGGACTGGAGCGTCACGCTTCCATACTGCTCTGCGAACGAGAACACGATCCGCGCCACGCGCCGGAATTGCGCCGACCAGAACCGCTTGTACTTGGAGAACAAGTAGCTCTGTACCTTGTCCATCTCGACGGCGGTTGCCCAGCGCGAGGCGTCCAGGCCCAGCGAGGTGGGAAACAAGCCCGCGCCCAGGCCGGCCATCCACGCAAACAGCTTGTTATCCGCCTCGGCGTCGCTGGCCCCGGTTCTCATCGGAAGCTCGCTCGTCTCGACGGCGCGGTTTTCGACGTGCCACGAACCGGGCGCTGCCGGCGGGTTGGTGTCGGTGAATTGGCTCTGCGACAGATTAGACGCGATGGTGTCGATCACGGACTGGACGGCGCGCGATCCGCCCTGCACCCGCGACCGGCGCACGAACTGCGCGACCGAAAGCGCCACGGTGAAACGGGCCTGCGCAAAGCGCTTGTGCGTCCGCAGCCAGGGCAGGGCCACGGTCAGGAGCGGCCAGCCCCACAGGCTGTCCAGATCCTTGCGGTTGTGGGCGATGTGGAGCATGCAGACCGCCGTGCCGGGGCCGGTCTCGATGCCGCCGAGCTGCTGGCCATTGCGCACCTGATCGGCACGCCGGGCATCGCGTGGGACTTTGCGCTGATCTTGGAGCGTCTGCCACGCCTCGTCCACCGTGATCGCCGCGTCCTCCCCGCCGCAGTAGAGCGCCCAGTCGGGATAGTAGAGGTCGGTCGGGTCACCCTCTCCCGTCACCCGGCTGCGCTTGTAGAACCAGGGCGTCAAGGCGTCCTCGGGATTGGCGACGATCTCGATCGCGTCTTGCTGGACGTTCCGCACGGTGGCGAGGCCGTCCACCGTGGAAGCAAAGAATGCCAAGAACGCGTTGCCGTCCACCAGGACACGCTCGCTTAGGGAATCAAGGTGATCCTGGCCCAAGAGCGCGGCGTTGCGGTCCGCGTTCCAGAACTCGTCCAGGACCGGCTGGCCATTGGCCTCGTCCTCGGCGCTGACCTGCACCGCGTCCCCGATGCCCCAGGCGGTCCAGGTCCACACCGCCCACTGTGCCAAGGGGGACTGGGAGCGCCACGCCTGGCGAGATATCTTGATCGCCCATTTGCGCTCGCGCTCCAGGCTGGTCTCCTGCGCGCCGATGTAGTCCCAGAGCAAATCCTGGACCATCAGGTCCAGGTACTCCTCGTCGTACTCAGAGAGCGCCTGGACGTGCTCTTGAATGCGCGAGAGGGGCGCATCGGTCTCGGCCCATCTCCAGGTCTCCAGGACGGCCTCACGTGCGCGCTGCCGCTCCTGGAGCTGTACGTCCACCCCGCGCCATAGCTGGCCTTTTCGATTCATTGTCCGATGTCCTCCGGTGCGATGCCGGCCATCACGCGCAGCCAGTGCCCGCGCTCGATGATGCCCACCACGCGCCACAGGCCGACCAGGAATACGAGCCGCCCGCGACGCACGCGCACCCGGTTGGCCTCAAAGAAGCGCACCGGACCGGCCTCGGTCTGGACGGCGAATGAGATCAGGTTATTGGGCATAGGTCTCTCCTACCAATTCCCGCCGATGGACGCCAGGCGGTCGACAACTTGTACGCGCTCGTGGGGTTCAGCCAAAAAGGCGACGCCATAGCGTAGGCAGTCCGCAAGGTGAAACACGTCCTTATCCTCTATGTTGTCCGTCGGCTGGCCGTGGATCACCTTGCGCCGATAGCTGCCCACGTCACTCAAGAGCTGCGGGCACGTGTCGTGAATCACGATCTTGAAATCACGCAGCAGCTCGATCACCCGGTCAATCTGCGACCAAACCCCGATGTTGGGAGGCTCGCCCAGGGGGATGCCGTGCGCCTGCCAATCGGTGCGCGCTTGTCGCTCGGAAGGCCCGCCGCCGACCCAGGCAAAGACCGTCTCGCCCTGGCTCAGTCTCAAGATGTTCCGGACGTGCTGCCCGGTCGGGGCACCATAGGGCTCCAGGTACTCCCGGTAGACGTTCAGCACCCGCGCCGTCGGATCGAACGCCATCCAGAGCGCTCCGATCATCGCGCCCACCGGATCGATGGCGACGATCCTTGGCCAGAGCGCCGGCGGCTTGAACCCGCGCACCTTGTGCCGCTCCTCGTCAAAGAGCGAGTAGATCGCGCCCTCGGACACGACCCAGACGCCATACCGCAACCGCAGCTTGCGGGCCCCGGTCAGCCGGTCCAGCGTGCCGATGTACTCTTCCCCGGACTCGGTCCACTCGCCGTGCGCGCTGTCCCAAAGCACCGGGTTGTCTGTGTGCCGGGTCTCCAGGAGCGTCGCCTGCCCCTTGTCACAGCGCTGCTTGAGCCAGTGCATCGGGCTCTCTGGGTTGCAGTCGGCAAGCATCTGCCGGAAGGGCATCCCCTGACCCCGCAAGCGGGTGAGCAAAGTTTCGTAGCCCCACAGGCTGCCCTCTTCGGCCTGTTGCCAGTAGATCAGATCATACTCGCTGGACAAAATGCGCGCCGGCTTGTCCATCCCGCCGATGTTGATCTGACTGCCGTTCGGGTAGCGGTAGGAGGAGCGCCAGGGCCGCTTGGGGCCGTCCAGAGCCATCGGATGCAAGGGCCCTAGCACGTGGTTCTCGAACGTTTCCAGGCCGGTCTCGCTCAGGCTGGCGCGCGTCTGTCGCACGATCAGCGCGCGTGTTCCGGGATAGGTGTTGCAGCAGTAGTGCAGCTTTTCCAGGCACGCCCTCGATTTGCCGGTCCCTGCTGGCCCCGAGACGACCAGCTCACGATCCGTGTTGAACAGGACGCGCCCGGCATTGCCTCGTGGTGCATAGTGCTGGTCAGGGTTGATCGTCCCGATCAGCGTCCGGTCTGTGAGCGTCCGCTGATAGTCCGAACATTCCCTTAAGAGCGTCTCTACGTTCAGCATCCGTTAGCTCTACATTCTGGACGACAATCGCGCCCCCTTCGCCGGTGCCCTCGTGGCGTTGCGTCTGCGTAGCCTTGCCCATCTCCCATTCGACGATTTCAGTCGAGACGGCTTGCCTCAGTCGTTCGTCGTCGCTGTCCAGGCCCGCGACCTTGACTAGCATCGCCTTGAGGAGGTTCTTGCGACGAACAGAGGCCGCGAATATCAGCCCATCCTGAGCCATCAACTCGCAAGCCCTATCAATCGGGTAGCCTTTGCGTTTCCACGACTTGATGGTGTCCGGGCTGATCTCCAAGCTCTCAGCAGCGGCCTTGTCTGTATTGTGCTCTTGACGCGCCTGGACGAACCGCATTTGATCCACCGTGAGCTGCTCGGCAATCGCCGTCAGTTCCTCAGTAAGTTGACTTTCGTGTATTTCCACGCTCTGATTCGTCTCGCTCATTCTCGCCTCGTGGCTTGCACGTCACATCCAGCACGATACCCTCGCGCTTATAGGCCATCATCTCGGCGGCTTGCGCAATCGCGTCCTCGGGCAGATCAAGGTATAAACGGATCCCCCCATCCGCCATCGTTTGCACCTTGCCGACAATCGCCCAAAACGTGACGGGTTCCACACTCACGTCCCCCACTCCGAACTGGTGACAATGGGAATGCCCTGGGGGGGAATGGATCCATTGCCACTAGTTCGGAAAGAGTGACGGGCACCGGATAGCAAAAACGGCACGTGAACCGTGCCGCCCGTAGATGCCTCAGTTTGATTGTCTGGTGGCGCGTCTATGATGACTATCAATGCTCCGCCCGCAGGACAGCGCGGCGGATGACCGGCGACGAGACAATGATGCGCCGCGCTGTCCAAAGGAGAATGGAAGAACTGCCGTCTCACGACGGCTAGTGATGTCATTATATCACGGAAAGGAAGGAGATGTCAAGGGGAGCCGTCAGAGGTAACGTGATGCCCCTGGCAGCCAGCCTGAAGCCGGCCACCGAGCAGACATTCGAGACCTGTGAATTGCGAACACCCCTCACAAGTCGGCTCTGGAGGGGGTAGACTGTCCACCAAGTCAGCCGCGCACTCATCACAGAGACCAACCTGTCCCCGTGTCCGAGTGTAGATCGGATCATCGGGCACTTTTGCGCCACACACTGTACATCTCATTCTATACCGCCTCCATCCAGGTCGTGTACTTGGGATTGACGTACAGCGTATCCTCCTCTGGATCGTAGCCCATCATCATCAAATGTGCTCATTCTATCCTCCATTCTCTGTCCGTTCGTCCCCCGTCCGTTCGTCCCCACGGGGGTCCTCTGGACGCGACCCCGACGCGGGGGAGTGGGGGAGTAATTCAATATCTACACTACCAGGTTTATGCCCCGCCATCAAACCACGGGCGAAACTCCAAAACTCTGTATTGGTCATAATCAAATGCCCACAATTAGCCCCATTGGCAAAGACCGTAAAATGCCGATGCCGAGCGTTGGCCTCGTCTATCCGAATCAAGAATCTATTGGCCATCTATCCCCACTCCTCGAGTCCGTCCGTTTCAGACTCCGGCCATCCTCTGATCACCTCAATCGCGCGATAGATGGCTTCCCAGGTCAACCACTCGAACGTTTCTCGCAGCTCGTCCGGGGTGAACCCGATTCCGAGCAGGACCACCCATCGCCGATCACTGCGTCGATAGCCTCCGGCGGGATCAGGTCGTCTTCTGTCTCCCTGGCGCGACCGTTGCAGGCGACGCAGTGATCGGCGGCCTTCGATTTGATGCCGCCGCAGATAGGGCATGTATCGACTTCGGTTACGCGCCTGGGGAGGCGCTCGTCGATATAGTTTCCCATCGTGCGGGCGTGGATGAGCCGACATTGCCCGCCCATTGACTCAGTATCCATCATCGCTCATGGGGTATCTCTGCCCACAAAAGCCCAGCCAGCCCAGCCAGCCCGGGCGTCACGCTTGGTTTGCGCTGAATAGATGGTCCCACCGGCTCCAACCCGAACGCAAGCCCGACCGACAGCAAGGCATTTCGCACACCTGCCTGGTAGGCTTGGGCCAACTTCTCCGGGTCAGCTACCGTGTCAGGTCCGCTTACATCTCCAACCAACTCTATGGCCAGGCTCATCGCGCCGTCATTGGCGCAGGCCGTAGAGCGCAGGATATTGGCAATATCACGACGGAAGTATACATCTAAACCGATGCCCTATACCCTCCTTGGCGCTTTAGGCGCCACTCTGTTCTGTAGAATCACGCGGCTCTCCGGTCCGATGGTTAAATGCCCGAACGTGCTCCGAGTGATTTGCGAATAGCTCCAAGTTTTCGATCCATCTGCAGTAATCACACAAAGCCCTTCACTTCTGGAAATTCGCTCGCCAATCGATTCCACAACTCCATATAATTCCGCTTGAGCCACGCCCAGCGTCCCCACCGACGCTTGGTGCTGCCCGCCCAGTAGGATAGCCGCTGATCCGCTTCCGGCATATCCCACATCTTGTCGTACACGCCACAGTACGGCAGGCGCTTCGTGACGATATAGGCCCATACGTCACTGTACGTCCAGTCGTGAATTGGCTGGCAACCCCACAACCCATCACGCTTGTATTGGAACACCGCGCCGCGCATCTTTGCATTCATCCGTCGTCCGTGGCTCTCCTCTGCCCGCAGGCCATACGCTACGCCATCAAACCCGTACTGCTCGATCAACCGCCGAATTGGCTCATACACCGTCGTGCGCATCGTCTCGCGTTCTAGCGCCGGGCCACCTTCGATCCCGCCATAGCGCCGGAACGTGTCCAGCAACGGTTCCAGCGTCGGAAACACGATCACATTCTTCGTGCTGGTCAGCGTCTCCTTGCTCTCGGGATACGCGCAGCCCGCGTCAAAATACACCGCTGGCGTCTCCCGCCGCTGCTCACGCACCAGATCAAGCACGCACGTTGAATCCTTGCCCGTCGAAAATGCAATATACGGATTCTCGACCAGGGCCAGCCACTCGGACACACGCCGCTGCGCCTGTGCCACCCGCCAGCGGTGCAGGCGCAGTCGGCTGTATAGCTCGAATCGCTCGCGGGCCTCTTCAGGCATCATTGATTGAGCGACTTTCGAATAGCAGCATACCGCTCGCCATAGTGGTGCGCCGCCATAAGCAAAGACTCGTAAAACCAGAGATTCCAACGCAAGCGCGCTAGTTGCACTTGGCACCAAATCCACTTTTTCTTCATCATTCCTCCTTACGGCAGCACCAGCGTCATCTGGTTATCCCGCTTCCAGTAGCTAGGCCGTATACCATAATTGCCGATATTCAGATCAAACTCGTGGCCGTCTAGATCCTCTGGTGGTATGCCGCGCATCAAGCGACCATCCGACCGCCAAACCGACCAGTCCCAAGACCACGGTTCGATCTGCCAACGCGCCACGCGCCCCCAGCCCTGTACGGCCTTTTTGCCCAGGTGCGTGACGGTGGACAGGAAGTGCTCGATCTCTTTTTTGTCGCCGATGCAGTACCACTCAATCCACAGCGCGGCGCGATAAAGCACTGGCATGTGATATGCCTTGTACTTGCCCTGCTCGATGATCACCTTGCCCCGCCGCCGGTCAAAATCCACCAAATCCACCAACTGCGATCTGAATCGCTTGTTCCAATAGTCCTGACCCTCGACCTCGTGCGACCACTGCGCCCACGAACACTGATAGTACCAGTGGCGATGCCCTGGGTGCAGGATGCCCAGCGGCAGTGTCGCCACAGGCGCATTGTTGGTGTACTCGCCCGGTACTGTCATCTCTAGCGCGCCCAGCGCATCTCGATGATTCTGATAGAGCAGAATGCCATCTAACGGCAAGTGCCGATCCGCCACTACACCGCTGCGCAGCCAGGCGCGCACGCGCAGTGGTTCCAGGTCGTAGCGATCACGATAGGCCATCGATCAGCCCCCGGATGTCGTCGCCGTGCTCTTGGATGTGCTCCATATAGCGCGACCCAAGCGGCAGATCAACCTCGCGGCCATCCGGCGCGAGGCGCGGGTTGATCTCGATCCATTGATCAAATCGGATCGCAACCTTGCCGTGTCCAACGCCGCTCTTGCCACCAATGTACGGCTGCCGGCCAAACTCGGCCAGGGTCACGGCCAGCGCCTCAAACTCGAGATCTGTAGCATCGTCCAGGGTCAAATCCCAAAAGAGCGGTGTGCCTGCCGCCAGCGTCTCGACAAAGTAGCGCATCTGCTGCTTCTGGCCGGTCTCGACCACCACATCCTCTTTTGTGCCACTCTTTTGCCGTTCTATGCTGGCTCTGGCCTCCAAAAGAGCGCGAACGTCAGGCGCGATCAATTGGCGCAGGTTCTCATTCTTTTCGTCATCGCGCCGCGTATACGCTTCCTCTTGGCAAAAATCCCACACCGACTTGATCTCGCCTTGCGCGTACCGCTCCGGCAAGATGTGCGCTGTCTCGTTACAGATCGGGATCGCCTTGCCAATCTTGAGTTTGCCCGGCATGATCTGGTTGCCCATCGCGCCGCCAAACAGCGCGACAAGCGGGATCAGCTCACGCCACTGCCGCGCCAGATCGATGTCCAGCCCGCGCCCGGCATCTTTGGTCAGCGCGCCGCCGGAAAACAAAAAGTAGAACGCGGCCAGCGACATGCCAATAGGCACGCCATCTTCGCCTGGTTCGCCATAGCCAAGCTGCCGCGTCATATGCAGCATCCCCCGGTCGCGCAAGATGCCGCGCAAGGCATTGCCGCTGATGACTGGGATCTCTTCCACGCTCCCGTCTGGCTGGACGATCTTTTCGCGCCGCAAACGCGCGTTGACACCGAACGTGTCGCCGATATGGCTGATGCTCGTCAATGCCGTCATTGTGCCTTCAAACACGTAGGTTTTCATTCTGATTCTGCCTCCCATTCGTCAGTGTGCTCTGCTTCCCACGCGGCGCGCCGTTCTTGGTTTGCCACGCGCACGTGCAACACGAGCACTTTGGTTTGATCGCGCAACAACCTGAGCATCGCGCTGCCATCCGCGCTATTCAAGATCGCCTCTGCGCGATCGCGATCCTCGGCATTGCGCCCGATGTCACAGCTCAACTTCTGGCAAAGCGAGCTGACACATCTGTCCAGGTTGCTCGTGTAGGCCGCGCTGCGGAGCTGATCCTCGAACTGCTGCCAGATATTCATCCGGTAGCGGTTCTTGTAGTCCGCCGGGATCCCCCGCCATAGAATCGCCAACAGCTCTATAGCCTGCTCTTTTGTTTCGTCCACCCGCCTGTCCTTTCTGTGCCAGGAAAAGGGCGAGTGCAAAGAGCAGACTGCCGCGCTGCGGCGCGACCTCGGTCTCTAGCGCCTGCCACTCTTCCAGGCCATACTTCAGGATACGATACCCGGCATAGTCGCCCGTCTCAATCTCTGACTTGCTGAATCCCGTGTACAACGCCTCCACAGCACACAGCAGCGAGCGCAGTTCCTCCGGGTTCAGGTAGAGCGCCTGCTCCTCCACTTGCACCCAACCCGCTTTAGCGTCGGGTGGGTTGCGCTGCGCCCGAAACGCGATGTGCTTTTGGCCGCTCATTGCGATAGCGGCCAGTTCGGGGAAAGGCTCACCAAGTAGCAAAACTTGCATTCTGCCTTTGTCGCCTTTCGAGAGAGGTATCCACTCTCCCGCAACAATAAAGTGGCTATAATTCCGCATCCGTTGCGGCTTTTCCTTCCCTACTCGCCGCGCCAATTCCTCCGACTGCTCCTCAAACCAAAATAAGCAATCAGAGCAAATGGCGTCACCAGGGACGAGCTTATCCCAATCCGTAAATGTGGGGCGTACCCACTCATCGAACGGCTGGCCTTTCACGGCCCTGTTGCCACAGATCCGGCA